ATGCCTGAACTAAGTATTTTCCTGCCGATTACGAAAGTCGATGCCGTCCAGCATATGGTCTATGGGACTTTGGCAGAGGAACGAGTTGACAAATCCAATGAGGTTTTTGACTACGCGTCCAGCAAGCCGTTTTTCCAGAAATGGAACGAAGAGTTCACTAAAGTCACAAATGGCAAGAGTGTCGGTAATCTTCGCTCGATGCATAAAGCAATCGCGGCTGGTAAGTTCGTTACAATGGACTACGATGACACGAATAAATGCATTAACGTCGGTGCGAAAGTAGTTGACCCCGATGAGTGGCAAAAGGTTGAGGAAGGTGTGTACACTGGCTTTTCTGTCGGTGGTAGATACAAAGACAAGTGGTACGACTCCAATCTGAACGCGACTCGATACACTGCAATCCCGTCAGAGGGTTCTCTGGTGGATAATCCTTGCATGTACGGGGCGACATTCAAACTTGTTAAGGGTGAGGGTGTCGAGGAACTCGTCAAATTTACTGGTGAAGGAGTGACAAACTTGACTGATGAACAAAAAGCAAGACTGGAAGAGCTTCGCAAATCCGCTGACTTGACGGACGAAGCAAAGGCCGAACTCACTCAACTTGAGGACTTGGAGAAGAAAGTTAAGGTCAAAGATGAGAAAGCGGCTGATAACGATGGAGGTAAGAAAGATGAAGCAAAGAGCGATGAATCTGACTCTACTTCTAATGATGGTGGCAAGTCTGGCGATGAGTCTGGCAATGGTGGCGACGGCGATGGCGACAAGGTAGGAAAAGCCGCTGACGCTGAAAAGTGTGACAAATGTGGCAAAATGAAAAAGGGCGAGGGCGACAATGTTTGTAAATGTTCCGCTGGTACTGACACCAACAAAGCCGCTGATTCCGAAGAACTCAAGAAAGTTAATGACAAAGCTGACGATTTAGCCAAACAGGTCACTGGCTTTAGTGAATCACTCGCCAAGATGAACGAAGGGTTCGAGACTTTAAAGAAATCTCATGAGGAACTTTCCAAATCCTATACGGAATTGCAAAAATCCTATGATGGGATTAAAGCCGAGAACGAAAAGCTCGTAAAGCGAGTTGAAATCCTGGAGGCTCAACCTGCTGACGGTGGAGTTGTCGTAACTGCCATTGAAAAAGTCCTTAACGGTGCTGGAATCATTGGTAAAGCCGCTCCGTCAAATGAAAAGGACTTGCTCAAGAAAATGATTGCTGATTCCAATGACCTGATGGAAAAGCAAGTGTTGAGCCAAAAGCTCGCAATGCTTGAAATCAAAGAGGCTCAAAAAAGTCCCGTAAAGCTCACCTAAGTGGGCTTTTTTTAATGTCTGTTTTTGTGGGACAAATGTGGGACATGTGTGGGACAAACGTGAGACAAGTGTCTCACAAAAATTCAAATTCAAATATGGAGGATGAAAAATGGATGAATTGGCAAAAGTCTCTCAAGAGACGTTGGATTTAGTAAAATCCAACTTGGGAAAAGCTGTAACAACTGCGACTGGCTTAATGGGCTATAGCCTGGAGGCTCCGTCCAAACATCTTTTCCCGTTCTTCTCGCCGTTACGGAACCGGATTCCCCGGAAAACCGCTCAAACCGGCACTTCCACTCACTGGAAGAAAATTCTCGACATTCGCGCTACCGGGAAATTAACCACTTCCGAAGGTAATCGCGGAAATACCGTCGAGTACGTCACTGGCGACGGGATGGTCGCATTCAAGAGCTATGCGTTGCAAGACGCTGTAACCTTGGAAGCAATCGCCGCTGGTCGTAACTTCGAAGATGCGAAAGCACTTGCGACGACCAACTTGTTACTCAAAACCATGAACGAAGAGGAAAAACTTATTCTTGCCGGACAAGTTGATTCTCTTGGCACTGTAACCGGTTTGAGCTTAACTCCCGCCACTGGTGGAGAGTTCGCCGCCGCTGTTACCGGATTATCCGTAAAAGTTGCCGCTCTGACTCTCGTTGCATGTAATAGTGCAGTGATGAATCAACAGTTAGACAACCTTTACCTCAACGTGGCTGATGGTGTAACTTTAGCCTCTGCCGCCTCTACCTGTGACGTTGCCAAAGACGGCAAAGTTACTGTGAGCGTAACTCCGGTTAAAGGTGCTTTCGGTTATGCAATTTTTGCTGGTACTGCTGGCAATGAATCTTTACAGTTAGTGTCTGGAACTTCCGTTGCAGTGTTGACCAAATTGGTCACTGGTGGAACAAAAGCCTCTGACATTACTGCTGATACTTCGGGCGACCCGTTGGCTTTCCCTGGTATCATCACTCAAGCAATCACTGACGGCGGTTACTTCCTTGACATGAAAGGCCAAAAATTGGCAAAGAGTGTCGGTGGCGTTCAGCAATTGGATGACATCAACTCTTATATGTTCAACCGTTACAAAGTCGGTATTACCCGCTGGTATGTTTCCGAACAAATCAGCAAAGACATTACCGATGCTGTTCTCGGTGGACAAGGCCGTCCTTACATGGTCATCAATGATTCCGACCGCAACAACCTGACCGCAAACTACGTTGTGACTGAATACGTCAACAAATCGTATGCTGGTCAACGGCAAATCATCGAGGTTCATCCTTGGTTGCCGCAAGGTTGCTTCTTCGGTATTGTTGAATCCATTCCTTACCCGAACGCAAACATTCCTGCCGTTCTGGAGATGGAAATGGGCTTTGACTATATGCAAATCGAATACGCTCAAACCAAACCGCAATATGAGTTTGAAGTTCGTGCCTTTGGTGCGCTCAAACATTATTTCCCGGTTGGTACTGCGTTCATTTGCAACGTTGCTCCTGGGGTTCAATAATCTCAAAAGTAGGGGAAAGGCGGCTCTTCGGAGTCGCCTCTCTCATTTTTATATAACTATATCCTTAGTATTACTTATTAATATTAAAGGGTTAGTTATATATTAATATTTATTATTCGGACGAAGTACAGTTCGTCCAAACGGTTGTTCGAAAAAAGGAGGGTCAGTATATGGCTACTAAAAAGGCAAAAGTCGAGGCCACTCCAGTCGGGACTCCGGCTGAAGAAGTTCAACAATTGAAAGAGGCTGTCGATGTTGCAGATAAAGAAGTCAAAGAGGCTGTCGATGCTGTCGAAACTGTCGTACAAGAGGCTGGCGACGTGGTCGAAAGCGTTGTTGACACAGTAAAGGCCGAGTTGGTGGAGTTCGAGCATTTTGTGGAGAACGGGACAATGACCATTCTTGATAAAGTTTATGAAATTAAGGATTTCATTGTCAAAGTTATTCCCGAACACGTCAAATTCGCGGAGTATCATGGGTTAAAACGTAAATAAGGGGCGTGAGGTCAGATGCCTTACATCACAAGTGATGACTTGGCAAGCCTCGGACACAACTTGTCTGCGATTGACCCGTCCGTGATTGATGGTATCTGTACCCGAGCGAGCGGCATGGTGGACGGTTACATTCAACAAACGTTGGGTGTGACAGAAACGGTTGAGGAACAAACCGCGTTCATAACAGGTCGGGTGTTAAGCGTATTTCCTGACTGTTTGCCGATTGTGAGCGTCGAATACATTCGATTTACACGGGTTGATGGTGCAGAGTTCGAGGTAAGGGACGGAATCCGCGTCGAGAACAGTCGTGGTTGCTTTTCAATCCGTGGCGGGTTGATGGAAGTAATCGACGAATCCGTTCCAGTTGAGTTCAAATATAAGCATGGTTATGTAACGATTCCCGAAAGCGCAAAACAAGCGGTTATTTTGACGGCGAAAGTTCTACTCGACGAGGCGGTTGCAACGAAAATGACGGGGTTTGGCGGCTCGGGCGCGGTGAGCGATAACGGGCGGTCAGTATCCAGACAGCCAACAGTTCAAGAGGTTCCCGAGGCGGCAAAAGGCTTACTTGAGCCGTTTAAGAGGGTGCGATAATGTGGTACAAAAGCAAATTTAAAGTTGAACGCAACTCGGCTGTTGGCAAATCAGCAAGCGGTCAAACAATACACGAACTCGTCGTCATAATTCCAGAACTGAACGGTGACATCGTTCCAAAATCTCAAGAGGCGTATCATCCTGAAATCGGCGAGACTGTTATTACTTATGACGTTTTGGTTTGTCCAGTCGTTGATATAAAGGCAAAAGACATCATCATGAATCTCGAAACTGGCGAAAAGTACAAAGCGACACAAGTCAGAACTTTTTCACTGTTACCTCGTACAGAGGTCACTCTGGAGGGGGGAATTGTGGATGGGCGGTCAAGCTGAAGTTCGAGGGCTTGCGACAGTAATCTCTAACATGGAGGCGATTCCTGACAGGGTTCGCAGTCATTTAGCAGAATCAGCCGCGTTCGCGGGCGAGACTCTGGAGAAAGCTGTCAAAGATAAAGCAAGTCTTGAGTGTCATGACCTCTCTGATTTAGCGGAATTAGGTCATCCATATTCAACAAGGTTCCCAACTGACTCGTTTGAACATCCAGACGAGTTTGTTCATATTCAGTCAGGTCAACTGATTGCAAATATCGAAAAAATCGTTGCAATTCAAGGCGATAAAGTGACAATCGCTTGCGGAGTTTCCGAGGCCAAGGTTCCTTATATCGGTTACTTAATTGACGGCACTTGGAAAATGAGGTCGAGAGACTTCCTCGGATGGGCTTTCCAAGAGACGGTTGAAACTATCGTTCGTATTGTCAAATACGGAATTGTGAAAGGGCTTGGTTCGAGAGGAGGGCGGCAATAATGCTAACATACGATGAAAGCAAAGCAGTAATTCGTGAGGCTTTTCTTGCTTCTCCCGAGCTGGTTGCTCTGGTCGGTGATAGGATTTATCCGTCTCGTGACGAGATGGGTGAAAATCCGCAAGGTGACTCGATTACTTTGGGGCGAGAAGGTGGCGGCTATTCAGCCAATAACGTCAGCGATGACGCGCAAGTGAAAGTTGATATATGGTCAAGAAGGGGCAATGACGGGCTGTGGGAGATATACAACATAGTCCGGCAAATAATGCATTCACTACCGTCGCAGAACGCGGCGGTTTTTTATTGCCGTGAAACGTATGTCAATGACAACTTGTACGAAGAAAAGTTGAAGTTGAGCCACTTAGCGAGTAGGTACAAATTCATTAAGAGGAGGTAATCTCAAATGCTGAATTTTGGTGTCGGTAAACTGTGGGGGATTCCCGCTGACGGTTCGACTCCGATTGAATTCGGAATTTTGCAAGACGTGAGTGTTGGGTTCTCCTGGGACAAGAAAGAACTGTATGGTTCTTCCCAGTTCCCGGTAATGGTGGTACGAAGCAAAGGCAAAATCGATTGTAAAGCCTCGTTCGCTGAAATTAACGGTTTAGCTTTTAACTTCTTACTCAATGGCACTGCCTCTGTTGGTCAGTCAAAAGTGACTCCTGTGGTTGGTGCGATTCTGAGCGCAGAAACTTATGAGTTTACTGGCAAGGCCGGGGCTGAAAATCTCGGGGTATATGACATCAGTAATTCGTTGGTTGCAGTTCCGATGAAACTCGTGACAAGCAATCCGACTACTGGTCAATATACTTACGACAAGACCTCTGGTAAGTATACTTTTGCCGCCGCTGACGCTGGCAAAGCTATCAAATACGCTTACAAAGAGGACGACACGACCACTGGCACGACCATTACTTTGAATAACCCGTTAATGGGTCAATCGCCTATTTTCAAGGCGGTTCTTAATGGTCAATTAGCCGGAAAACAGATTACTCTTGAATTAAATGCCTGTATGACTTCCAAATTCGACTTGGCATTCAAACAAGAGGACTTCTTGATTCCAAATTTCGACTTTTCGGCCTTTGCCGATGCAAGCGGTTCGCCCGGAAAACTCACTTTGGGCGAGTAACAAGTCGGGGAAGGTTCAAACCTTCCCCATTTTTCTTTTATTAACACTAAATTTAGAGAGGGGCTTTTAAATATGATGACTGGCATGGAAAAAGTGAAATATGACGGGGCAGAGGTTCAATTACAAAATATGACTTTAATCCTTCCTCCGCTGAATTTTAAGGCTTTTCGGCAGGGTGCTTTGAAAAAACTGCAATTGGTTATTGACGGTATGAAAAAGCTGGAGGGCGGCGACGAGGTGGATATTCCCGAGGAAGTTATTGAGGCGGCAATTGATATTACCTATTTATCAGCAGTTCGTAATTATCCCGAGATAACCAAGGAACAGATCGAGGATGGCCTGGACTTCGACAGCTTAATGAAGGTCATTCCGGTGCTGATTACTCGTAACAATCTGGCGACTGTTAAAGAGTTTTCCGACCAAATAAAAAACGAGTAAACCCGTCCGCTGGTTCATCGCCTGAAGATATTGACTTTGAATACATGTATGCGATGTTGGAGGCCGAGTTTGGTCTTTCTCCTGACTGGATTGATGAAAACATGGACTTGCCCCGATTCGACGGACATCTGCGTTATCGCAGTTTTAACCCGCCAATCGGGGCTTTATTTAAGGCTTTTATGGACTCTTTCGGCGGTGATGGAAACAAGACAGAGATAGTGTACGGCGGCGGGTATCAAAGGCCAAAGGAAAATACCGAGGAGGACTTTCTTGAGGCATTCGGTGCTTTGGGCGGGGTGATTGTGAACAAGACAGGGGGTGAGAAAAATGGCTGAAAATTTAGGGTCGTTGGGTAAGTTTTATGTCGGGGTTGGTGTTGATTTATCCGAGTTAAGGGCGGGCATGACTGCGGCGGTGGGTCAGGTCAAAAACGCGTCGGATGTAATCAGAAAGTCAACTGAAAATATCTCCGGTGGGTTTAAGAATGCGACTCAAACGGCAATTGGATTCGCTGCGGGCATGGCTGGATTACAGGGGTTGCAATCAATATTTGAAAAGACTGTGGGAGCAGGATGGAATTTTAATTCCATGATGCAACAGTCGATGATTTCGTTCAAAACGATGCTCGGTGGCAGTGAAGAGGCGGCAAATAAACTACTTAATGACTTGTATCAAATGGCGGCAACAACTTCATTCGAGTTCCCAGAATTAACAAAATCGGCAAAACAAATGATGGCAATGGGATTCGAGGCTGAAAAGTTAATTCCTACTTTAACTGCAATTGGTGACGCTGCGTCCGGTCTTGGACTTGGTAGTGAGGGTATTGAGCGGATTGTTCGAGCTTTAGGTCAAATGCAGATGAAGGGAAAAGTATCTGGCGAAGAAATGCGTCAGCTCGCCGAGGCGGGTATTCCCGCATGGGACATTCTGGCGAAAGCGATGGGTAAATCAACTGGCGAAGTAATGAAACTCTCGGAAAAAGGGTTGATTCCCGCAAAACAGGCGGTTGATGCTCTTGTCGATGGCATGGAACAACGCTTTCCGGGAATGATGGAGGCGCAAAGTAAGACATTTTCAGGTTTAATGTCAACTTTACGCGACGGGTTGAATCAGATTTTCGGGCAGATTATGAAACCTTTATTTGAGGACTTCTCGACCAATGTACTACCAAAACTGGTTGATAAGGTGTCAGAGTTCTCGGACGTATTGACAAAAAAAGGTTTACAGGAGGCTTTAAAAACAATCTTTCCTCCTGGGCTTGTGGACGCGGCAGTCGCGGGATTTAACGCACTTGGGGTAATAATTCAGTTTGTTCGGGAACATGCGGTTCTATTTCAGGCTGTTCTTACCGCGATAGTTGCCGGGTTTATAGCGTATAATGCGGCAATTGTTGTCTCAAATGTTCTGACAACGGCTTCGGCGGTTGCTTATGCGGCTCAAACTGGCTCGGTTGGGTTAGCAACAACTGGGTTGTTGGGCTTACGGCTTGCAAATATTGCTGCGACTATTTCGACCGTCGCTCAAACTTTTGCAACTCAAGGGCTTACGGCGGCATTTAGGGCTTTGGCATTAGCAATGAGTATTAACCCGATTGTATTGGCCGTTACGCTTGCGCTCGGTGCGCTCACTTTAGGAATTACTTATTTTACGGCACAGGCAAAAAAAGCTCGTGAAGAGGAAGAAAAGCTCGTTAAGACCACTAAAGAAAATGCTCAAACTTCCAGCAGTCTTATCGCGGAGTATAAAGAGCTGTCGAACAAAACTCAACAGACTGCGGCTGATAAAGCTCGACTGGTACAGATTTCTGATAAATTGGCTAAAATTCTTCCTGATTGTGTTGACGGGTATACCAAAGAAGGTCATGCACTTATTAACTTCAATGCTGCGTTACAAGAGGCTGTTAAGCTCAAGCAAAAAGAGCTTGAGTTGGAAGCACAAGCGGCGCAGAAACGGATTGAAAAGCTAAAAGACCAAAAAACTGAAATTGAGAATCAAATTTCGTTGCTTCAGTATTCCATTAAAACGGTTGGTGCATATCTTCAAGGTAAAGAACTTCAAGACCATTTAAAGAAGGACAATGTTGAACTTCAAAAGCAAGAGGCATTGTTGAATAATATCAATAAACGGCTGGATGAACAACGAAAGCTCAAAAATCAGTTACTCAAGGATGCCAAAAATGTCACTCCTGAATCCATTTTAGCTGAAGAGCAAGCCAAGATAGATAAGTCGAAGAATCAGGGTTCGGGGTCAAAGACGACAACCACAACTAAAAACTGGGATTTAGGGGCAGGGGTGACTAATAAATCCGCTTTTGACCTGGCTAAAGATAAGTACGACATGTTATTGGCGCAGGAAAAACGGAATGCCGCTGAACGGCTGGCTTTATATAAAGAGGTTCTTGGTAAGGTCAAAAAGGACGCTGCGGAAGAGTTAGAGTACAAAAAGGGTTTATATCAAGCCGAGCGTGAGGCGGCGATTGAACAGCTTGACCTGAAAAAAGCCGCACTCGATAAGGAGTTACTTGACGACAAGTTGACTGCTGAACAGAAGTATGAAAAGCGGAAACAACTCCTACAGTTAGACTTGCAAGAGGCCGAAGGTGACGCGGTTCGGAAAGCTCAAATTGAAAATCAATTAGCGCAACTTGAGATTGAACGAACAAACGAAGTTCGTGACGCGAAACTGGCGGCGGCGGCAAGAGAGCGCGACTTGGCTAAACAACAACTCGATTTCATGAATGGTGACATCGAGTATCAGCGGAGTTTGGGACTTATTTCTGCCACTAAAGAACTTCAACTGAAACGGCAGACGATGGAAGAAAAGTATGCTCTTGACCGAGCTGACCTGGAGGGTCAACGCTCAAAATACGCCGAGGGTACGGAAGAGTATAAGAATTATACAAATCAACTGTTACTCCTCGACAATCAGTATCAACGCGATATTCTGGAGAACGAGCGGGCAACATTTCGTGAAAAGAACAAAATGTGGTTCGATATGGTTCAGAATGTTGGTGATTCAGTCAAACAGTGTACTGTCGAACTCATTAACGGAACAATGTCCTGGAAACAGGCTTTCGCGTCAGTCGGTAATGCAGTCAAAGATACTATTATAAACGCTTTCGCTGACATGGTTGCCGACTGGATTAAAAAACTCGGTATTATGCTGATTCAGTATATTGCTCATAAAATGGGCATAAAGGCATTTCAGAAAACCTCTGATACGGTTGATAAATCAACTGCGGTCGCAGCGGCAACGGCTGAAACTGCGGCAGTATCAGGAGTTAAAGCAGCGGCGGCGGCAAAGGACATTCTCCAAGCAAAACTTGCCGCGAAAATGGTGGCAGCGACAGGAGCAGCAGAGGCATACGCGGTTGTTGGAGCAACGGCGGCGGCAATTACTGCTTGCTTGACGATGTTGACCGGAATGGCCTCGGCTATCGCGGCTATCTTCCCAGTCGGGACTGCGATGGCTCCGGCAATGTTTGCAGGTATCGGGGCGGCTACTGCGGCTCTTGCTGGTGCAAGCGCGGCGGCTACTGCCGGAATTACTGCGGCGTATGCTCCGGTTTTGGCCTTTGACCAAGGAACTTGGTCAGTTCCGAGCGACATGCTCGCGCAGATTCATAAGGGCGAGGTCATTGTTCCCGAGAAGTTTTCGGACAAGGCGCGTCAAGTGTTGTCGGGCGAGGGTACAGGTCAATCTCAACCAGTTAATGTCAATTATAATGTCAATGCGATTGATGCCAAAGGTGTCAAGGCGATGTTGCATGAACATGGTCGCGTGATTGTGGATGTAATCAAAGAGCAAAACCGTAATTTCGCGTTCTCTAACAAATAAAGGGGGTGTAAACCTTGTCTAATGCGGTATTTCCAAATCTGACTTCTCTCGCATGGAACAGGGCGAAAACTCCGACGTGGAGTACGGTCGTAAGGACTTCTGCCTCCGGTAAGGAGTTCAGGAGTTCCTTATGGTCGTATCCGACCTGGAATTTTACCCTGTCTTATGATGTCCTCTCAAATCGTGAGGGGCTGACATCAGATTTTCAGAATATCATTGCATTTTTTAATCATCGGCGTGGTTCGTTCGATGATTTTTTGTATGAAGATGTGACGGACAATCATGTTGAAAAAGGCTCAATCGGAGTCGGCGACGGGGTAATGAGAGACTTTCAGCTTATCCGTAAGTTGGGCGACTGGGCAGAACCAGTGAAGAATGTTAAGGGGTCAGTGACTCTATTTTTTGATGGTGAGCAAATTACAGACGGTTACGATGTGAATGAATACGGCTTAGTGACTTTTAATCCCGCTCCTCCTGTTGGAGTTAGTATCGAGGCTACTTTTGACTTTTATTATCGAGTTAGGTTCAAACAGGATTCGGTGGAGTTTAATCAGTTCCTTTATAACCTTTATGAGCTGAAGAAACTTGAACTGAAGGGGGTTAAGTGATGATTAACGCTCGGAAAGAGTTACTTGATTTATTAAATAGTGGTCAGCCGTTTGTAATGGCTGACCTTTATTCTTTCGGATTATCAAACGGGGTTGTATTGAGATATACAACGGCTGATATTGATTTATATTACGACGGCAATACTTATAAGTCGTCGGGGTTGGCGATTAAACGAAATTCTTTAAAAGTAAGTATCGGAATTGAGGTTGATACGCTCGACCTGGAGGTAATACCTGATGATAGTATCGTCTGTAATGGGATGACATTCGGACAATTAACCACAAAAGGATTACTTGACCGAGCTTTGGTGAAACTGGAGCGGGCGTTCATGACAGACTGGGGAATGCCAGTCGTTGGTACGGTGACTCAATATCTCGGATGGGTCGGTGATATTGACGGCGGTCGTACAAAGTTTTCGGTAAAAGTAAAGTCAATCCTGGAACTATTAAATATTAAAATGCCGAGGAATATTGTTCAAGCCAGTTGTTCGAATACCTTATTTGATACATGTTGCGGGCTTGATAGAGAGGCTTATGCAATCAGCGGGGTTACTGGTGTGAGCAGTAATTCAAGTTTAATTCAAATATCTGTTTCAAGGCCGACTGGTTATTTTGACCTTGGGGTCATTGAGTATACGAGTGGTTTAAATGCGGGCATTAAAAGGACAATTAGAACTCACGCGGGCAGTCAGGTATTGGTTATTCTTCCCTTCCCGAACACTCCCGCTGTTGGAGATACGTTCAAACTGTATCCCGGCTGTGACAAGACAAAAGCGACTTGTCAAAATAAGTTCAATAATCTGGGCGGGTTCAGAGGTTGTCCATATGTGCCAGTTCCAGAGGTGATGTATTAATGGACAGTTTAGAAGAAAAACAGCGCAAAGCGGTTGTTGATGAGGCACTTTCATGGCTCGGTACACCGTATCATCATCAGGGGTTTATTAAAGGCGCAGGAGTTGACTGCGGTTTTTTACTTATTAAGGCATTTCATGAATGTGGGCTTATTCCGTGGATAGACCCACGACCGTATCCCAAAGACTGGCATTTACACCGTTCTGCTGAAAAATACCTCGGATGGGTGGAGCAATATACAAAGCGACTGCCAGACGGGACGATTCCAAAGCCTGGGGATATTATTCTGTACCGCTGGGGGCGTTGCGTCAGTCATGGTGCTTTAGTTGTTGATTATCCAAAAGTAATTCATGCGTATTTGGGGCAAGGGGTTCTATTGGCTGACGCTACTCAAGAGCCGCTTACAAGTAGAGTTGTTGGAGTTTATTCGTATTGGGGGTGAGGTGAATGGGTGGCGGTACTCAAACAATCAAAACGGCTGACCAAAAGTTTGAAAATCTGCGTATCAATACGTCATCTTATGGTCAGCCGATTCCTTTGGCGTGGGGAAAACCGAGGCTTTCGGCTCAATTGATTGATTACACCGATTTTACCGCAGTTCCGCATGTTACTGAAACAGAGTCAAGCGGAGGCAAGGGCGGCGGCGGTGTAAAGCAAGAAAATACGTCTTATACTTACACTGTGGCGGTTGATATGCTTCTTTGTGAGGGAGCAATTACAGGTGTTCCTAAAGTTTGGGTTGGTAAGAATCCTCCAACTTCTCTCGGTCATTACGACTTGGGTCTATTTACCGGTACTCGTCCGCAGACAACGTGGAGTTACATGGATTCAAATCATCCTGAAAGAGCTTTGCATTATCCTGGGATGGCTCATATTGTTGGAGTTTATGACCTTGGAAGTGACTCAAGTATACCGAATTTCTCGTTTGAGGTGGATACAGGAAAGCGTGTTACTGGTCATGATGATGCGAGTCCAAAGGTCGTTCTCATGGATTTTCTTTCAAATCCTATGTACGGGGTTGGATTCCCGTCTCAATATGTTGATGCATGGCAAAAGTTTGATGACTTTTGTTATGCTTACGGGATTTTTCTCTCTCCGGCATTAGTGGAACAGAAAGAGGCGTATGAGTTTATCAAGGAGATTGCAGAGGCGACAAACTCCCAACCGTTATGGTCAGAGGGTTTGCTCAAAATGATACCATATTGTGACGAGCCAGCAACAGGAAACGGTAGGGCGTTTATACCTGATAACTCTCCACTATATGATTTAACCGATGATGACTTTTTGGATGATGGGGATGACCCAGTAAAATTAAAACGAAGTAGTGCGGCAGATGCTTTTAACTCGGTTCAAATTGAGTATTATAACAGGCATAATAGTTATAATGCAGAAATTATCGAGGCTCGTGACCAAGCAGATGTTGAGGACAAGGGTTTGCGGCAGTGTGACCCGATTACAATGCATTCTATTTGCGAGCCTGAAGTCGCTCAGGTTGTTGCTCAAGCTATTTTGCAACGAATGTTATATATTCGGAATCAATTTGAGTTCCGGTTGCCGTGGCGGTTCTGCTTACTTGAACCGATGGACTTGGTGCGGATTACTGACGAAAAGCTCGGCCTGGACAAAGCAGTTGTTCGCATTATTGAGAAAGAGGAGGATGAGTATGGCACTTTAACCTTTACGGTCGAGGAGTGTCCTGTTGGAATTTATGGTCTGACGAAATACCCAACGGCTCAAGCTGACAGGGCATACATTGATTATAATGCGAGTCCTGGTGATGTTATTCCTCCCGTAATCTTTGAGCCTCCTGCGGAACTGGTTGCAAATGGCCTTGAGTTGTGGGTTGCTTTGTCTGGTGTAAGTCCTATGTGGGGTGGTGCAGTTGTTTATGTTTCCTATGATGATGAGACATATCAACAAATAGGGACAATCAAGAATCGGGCGCGATATGGCAAATTAACATCAAAACTTCTCGCAGGAACAAGGCTCGATACGATGGATGTTTTATCAGTTGACCTTTCGGCGTGTAAGGGTCAATTGGAGGGATGTTCTCAAGGAGAGTTTGAAAGCAACTATTCATTGTGTTATGTTGACGGCGAGTATATTTCGTATCGGGATGCGGAATTAACTGGTGAAAATCGGTACAATGTGACCTATATGAATAGAGGGCTGTATAATACTCCCGTGAAAGAGCATGGAATGGGTTCCGACTTTGTGCGGGTAGATAGTACGATTTTTAAATATCCGTACAAAAAGGAGGATATTGGCAAGACCATTTATTTGAAATTTGCCAGTTTTAACGTTTTTAATGGAACAATGCAATCTCTCGCTGATGTTCGGCCTTATTTGTATACGATTCAAGGCACTCGCGGAATTGGAGCGTCTGTTCCTTTTACAGTGACGCAGAGCGGGACAAGTCTTATTTGTGAAATTACAAAAAATGTGACAGACCCGAATGGTCAAAGTTTTTATACTTATGAGTTACGAATGGGTTCTACTTGGGACAGTTCGGTGCTGATGGGTTCGTTCTCCGGCAATAAATACACGTTTGACGCTCACGATGAAGGTACAATGACGTTCTGGCTTAAAACAATCGACAGTTTCGGGAATTATTCCAACACTGCGACACAGTGCGTCATGAATGTCGTTGGATTGCCGAAACGAAATGTTATCTACGAGCAAACCAGTGACCCGGCGACGTGGACGGGTGATGGGGTATATCTCGCAGACGATGGCTGGCATTTAAAATCTGCAAGGGCTATCGGCGATTATGTGAGATTCGCTGATATGTTTGGTAAGACCTTAGTACGGCGAAGTAATGCGTCAATTTTACTTCCAACAATTGACCTCGGGCAAAACATTCTTGATTCCGAGGCTTTTTATTTTGATAAGTATGGGAACGCGAAGTTGCGTACTGTTGAGGTTCTTGGCGATTTTGTAACGTTCGGTGAAATATTTACGATTCCAGTTCATTACGTGGTTCCGGAATACGCGGTTGAGACAATTATGGGAATTGAGGTTGTTTATAACGCGATTGATGGGGCGCGGGTTGAATGTGAGTATCGGACGAGCCTGGACGGAACTCAATGGTCAGGCTGGGTGAGTTCCAGCGTAAAGCAATTTTACGGTCGGTTTATTCAGATTAGACTCACGCCGATTTCGATGGACGGAACGACTCCGGTAATAATCGATGGTGTGAAAATCAAGATTGACGTTCCTGATGTGGAGGACACAATTGTTAATGTCAATCTTCCAGCGGCAAAAACGACTGTCAAGTTCAACAAGATGTTCACGAATGTCCCGAATGTTGGGGTATTTACACAAGACCTCACCGGACAGGCAGCAACGTGGCGTATCACTAATATCACGACCAAATCGTTCGACATTGAGTTACTTGATAAGAACGGAAACTTGATTCCCGGTAAACTGATTCAGGCAATTATAAGGGGGTATTAACGATGACGACCGCAATTGATATTCTGCAAGACCCCGAACAGGCGATTGCAGAGATAAATAATCACGACCATACTGGAGGTTGCGGTAATCATATTCCTTCCGATGGTTTGCAAGACGGGGCGGTTACTACAACTAAAATCCAAAATGGCGCGGTGAGTGGGGCAAAGATAGCCCCACTTACTGTTACTAATGATAATATCGCTGATGGGACAATCGAAGCGGTAAAATTAACTGCGGAAGCAATAACCTCTTTGAGTGGAGGCGCGGGCTTACTTGGAGTAACAAAATATATTGGCTCCGGTCTGAAATTACAGGCTCCGCTTAATAGTTTAAGTGTTAATGTTCAAGCTGGAGATGCCAGTATCGGCATGAAAAAGCATGAGGTCACTGTTCCGGTTCCGGTAACATTAAACGCCAATAAAGCGGCACTTATTTACGCTCAATACTCACAATATACCGAAACGCCGACAATCGACAAATATGAGGCTCAATATCCTGCGTTAGAGGCCGACCATGTTGTTCGGTATATCTTCAACAATAAAGTTAATGATACGACGATTTTGGATACGACTGCAAATCATAATGATTTGACCTGTTTTGGAGGCTGTACTCTGGTTGATGGCTGGGCTGATAAATCGATAAAAGTTGATGGGACTACCGGATACATGATGTCGGCGAGTAACGCGAACTTTCCGGTGGGAGCGACGGTTCGGACTGCTACTATAATCTTTACTCTTAACGCGTTACCGTCAGGTAATGATGGTTATTTACTGACTTACGGTACAAATGCGGCTGGTCAAATGTTTGAGATGTATGTAAGTACAACGGGTCAAATTGGAGTTAATGTATATGGTTCTGCGAGTCCGCTCAATTTTATTTTGACAGTTGGTCAAACCTATATGTTCACTGTTGGGTATGATGGTACGAAATTCCTGCTGTATATAAACGGTTATTTTGTTGGTTCGGTAACGCTCGCATGTAACACGGTCTTACATGCGACTTACAGATTGAGTGTTGGACGGATAAATTACAGCGCGTCTTATTGGACGTTTGCAACGTTTCATTACGTGGACATACGGAATACTTTGATGCCTCAATCTAAAATCGCGCAGTTAGCGAACAAAGCGTTATTTCCTTGCAATTATAAATTATCAGCGGCGCAATATCCGACAATTGGCAGGACAGAATACCATGAATATCGTTTCGACGATGTATCAGGGACAACGGTTACTGATACAGGAGTGACGTCTACTCAAATGAACGGGGTTGCAGGGGCGTTAAACACTATCGTTCCAAGTACAATCGGACTCGGTAATGCTCGTAACTTTGTTGGTGCGGCAACAACAGGTATTACATTCAGCTATCCGATGCAAGTGACGGCAAACGGGTTCACTATTGTTTCAGTTTTCAAACCTGTTGATGATGGTAAATATAAACCGATTTTTAGTAATCGAGATGGAGACTCTGCTGGTTCCGGCAAGGGGGCGAGTTTGCAAATTGAAAATACGGCGGGAACAGGTCGTCTGATGTTTGTTGATAACGGAAATTCAACGCTTAACTATTCAGTCGGTAAGGTTCAGTATGGGCAGTTAAATTTTGCGGCGGTTACAATTGATGGTTCAAATCTTACTTTTTATCTCAACTCGCCTCAACCAGATTCGACTATAAAATTTACTATGACTGCAAATGGCGGTTCTGTAATGCCGAATTATGCAATTGGGAAATTAAGTCCGCTCGATGCATGCTGGTTTAATGGTGTGATTGAATATGTTCTGGTTATTCCGAATGTGGCTCTTACTCAAGAGGAAATTGAGCAGATTTATAACTCGTTGATGGGCGGCAGAATAGTTTCTTTTGTGGATGATACGATTCCCGCCGATGCAATTTCACTCGGGTTTGTACGGACTAATAGTTTACGGGTCATCGAAGTCGATGATAGTTCTTACAGATATGGTCGAAATGAAACTCCTTTCCCGAGAGGCGGCAATAAGAGGGTGTTTTTGGGGTGGTTTTGGGCTGATGCGGGGGTTGTATATAACATTCCGCACCCATTAGGTACAGCATGGGTGAAGGTTGACTTCGTAAATCGAAAATTGATGACCGAGGAGTTCTGGCTGGATGTAAATAATGATGTTATTAACAGTTCCGGCTCTTATGGAATGTGGGTCAATGGGGTAAATCCGCTTTATTTGCGGATTAGGGGCGGTACAAACGATGTAACGTATAGTTACAATTCTTATGATGATGCTATAACGGCGGCGGCATGGATTGGTATCTTTGTTGAATTACAATAAAATAAGGGGTGAGAATGATGGATGAACTTCAACAGGCACTTACATTGCAGGAAGGTGTTCAACCTGCAATTGACGCGTTAAACGCTCATAATCACTCCGGCGAGCTGGGTAATAAAATACCCGAGGGCGGGCTTGAAGATGGGGCAGTATCAACCGCAAAAATACAACAAGGGGCAGTCACTACTGACTGCCTCGCTGATTCTGCGGTCAATGCGTCAAAAATTGCAAACGGGTCAATCACATTATCAAAATTATCAACAGATGTTCAGTTCTCCGGTGGTGGTGCTTTAGGATTAACAAATTATATTTCTGAAGGGTTCAAGATTACTCCTGCCGCTGGGTTAATGACGGTTATTTCTGCTGGTGGTGCAAGTATCGACAGTAAGATACAGCGGACATTGACTCCGACTATGTTGAATTTGTCTCCGAACATGGCCTCGTTGGTATATGCTCAAAAGAGTGAAACAGAGGACGTTCCAATTATAGGACTTCAGGGGGTGCAACTGCCTCCGGTGGTTCCTGGAGAACATGTTGTTCGTTACATTTTCAATAATAAAGTAAATGATACGACAATTCTTGACACTTCCGGCAATGGCTATGACTTGACAATTTTTGGCGGTTGTATTTTAGTTGACGGATGGTTTGATAAGTCCATAAAGGGCGACGGCTCGACTGGATATATGAAAACCAGTTTAGGCGCGTTATTGCCGAGCGGTGGCAGTCAACGTCAAGCAACAATTGTGTTTTCTGTCGCAAAGACAGAAACGTCTCAATGCCTGTTTCAGTATGGTTCTAATGATTCGAATGGGTTTGCGTTATGGATTGTTAACTCTCGGTTTTATATTGACGGTAACGGTGCTACTAATACTGGATTTCCGGTCATTGAGGGAAAGACATATAATGCGACGCTTTGGAACGATGGGTATGAGACAAAACTGTTTATTAACGGTATATGCGTATACCGAGCTTCAAAAACGTTTAATACAACGCTTAATTCGAATAACCTTTGGTTGTTTGAATATATAGGCGGTGGTGCATATTATTCAACTTCTACAATTCATTATTTCGAAATACGCAATCGAGCAATGACAGCGACAGAGATTGCAATTATGTCGAATCAACTATTATTCCCAGTACGACATCAGGCTCCGTTAGCTATAGAGCCGCCAATTCCTTCTGAAGCTAAAGCTCATACATGGGGTTTTAACGAATTAAGTGGTAATACTGCTATGGATGACCAAGGAACTTTTCCGATGACGGTCGTAGGGACTTGTCCGATATTAAACAGTGACTTGGGGCGTGGTAAAGCATGGCGGTTGGGGTTTGGGAATAATTATTTTACTTCGGGGGCGGCAACGTTCGGGCTTGACAGTGAGTTTACAATAATCGTTGTATTTAAGCCGAGTACGTGGGGAAGTTCATCGGACATTAGGCCGTTATTTGCTAATTACAACGCGGCTGGTGGGATGATTCTTGCGATGTCGTATCACGGCAATGGTAAAATTTCTGTTTGGAACGCGTCGCAGTCATGGCAAGCTATAGGAACAAAGATTGTTCCGCTGTACGTTCCGAATTTTGTGGCTATTACCTTTAAGAACGGTCGTATGACCTTATATCATAATAGCTTGACTCCTGATTCTATTACGAATTTTACATTGAATCAAAATGCATACCCGCTAATGTTTGGTTATTACGGGACATCAGGAAATACGGCTGACAGTTTATTTGAATATGTTGCATATATTCCCCGTGAGTTACCGACTGCTGAACTCGCTCAATATTACAATGCTTTCATGACTTCTCAAAAACGAAGCATTGTAACGGATGCTTTACCTGCTAATTCGATTAGTTTGGGTTTTGTTCATACCAATTCGAATGCTGTCACTGAAGTTCATGATGGTATCTATTACTATGGGCGAAGGGAAGGAACAACGGGGATTGCGAGAATCTTCACGGGATGGACTCGTGTGTCAGTCAATATGGGTACAGTTTCAATTGACAATCCATTGGGAGCAACAAATACGAGAGTCGCGCAAGGCTGTTTTAAACAGGACTTGTTCGACGAAAAGTTTACTCCATTGATGGGGGCGTTTTATTTCGGGTCTTATTCAACAAGTATGACTTACTATCAGCGCGGTGTTGATATAAGTGAGGTTAGTGCGTTTCGTATCTCATTTGTACACGATAACGCAAACGGTTATGTAAATTGGCATAATTATGGTGCTTCAAATCCCACTGACGGTTATGTGGGATTATGGCTGGAGGTTGATGAATAATGTGGTATAACGAAAAAGCAAGAATACTTCAGACCGTTCCTCCGTGGGGGAACGGATTTTTATTGCCCGAGATTGCGGCAGAGCGGTATCCGAGCTGGCAAGAGGTTCCTGATGATTTTGTTCTTCCGGCTCCGGTTCCGACAAAAGCACAACGAATCGCGGCACTTAATGCCGAGTATACGGCGTATGACGCGGAATTGTTGAAATACTGGACAGCGGCGGCAGCGGAGGGAGATACTGAAACGCAAGCTGACATTCAAGCAGAGCGCGAGGCAGTAAGAGCTGATTATATGGCGCAAGTTGACGCAATAAGAGCGGAGGGAGGTGAATAACGATGATTCAGCCGCAAGTTATTACTCCAATTAAAAGATGTCCGTTTGATGGTGTAAGATTGGTCAAAGAAACAATCGATGATGTTGAATACTGGGTTTGTCCTCGGTGCGGTTATATGGAGCCAGTGAATCCAGTTGCCGCTCAATAATGGAATTATGAATCAAGGAGGTGAATGTTGATGGAACAACTTATTCAAGCAATTCCAGCGATTGAACAATTATCGAAAATTGGAATTGGCGTTGTCAGTACGCTGATTCTTATTTTAGGGGCTGTGTGGTATCTCTATCAGCTTAAACCATTAATTGAAAATAACACAAAGGCGATTGAGCTGATGAGTCAATCACTTACTTTGCTCGGAGAGGTCGTCAATAAAACCTCCGATAAAATTATACAGCATGATGAGCGGTCGGTTCATATGCAGAGCGACATTCTCGACCTTTGTGAGCAGGTAAACTGCTTACAGAGGGATGTTTCCGAGATTAAGGGGCAATTACGCAAGTAAGGAGGGGTAACGATGGATAAGGTTATCCGATGGTTATATAAAAACGGGTTGCTCCTCTGCGGTGTCGGTGTCCTTCTCATGATTATTCTTTGGATTATTGGGTATTTCCTTAATGGCCTATGCGGTAAGAATTTCAACATTGATTCAGTCTGGACAGGTGTTGGAGTTCTTACCGGGGGCGGTATTACTGGATTCGGGACTCAATTATGGAAATATTGGATTGATTCTAAACATAATTCAAAGTCTGGAGAGATACCGGGGCAGGGGGTGAATGGTGATGTATAAGCCTAAGTATTTTGTACCGAGCGAGTTCGAATGTCATGGTGAACATTGTTGCAATCATGCCAATCCTCCGATGAATGAACGGTTGCTGATGGTTCTCGACAGGATTCGAGAAAAGGTCGGGAGGCCAGTCAATGTTGATTGTGCGTATCGGTGTCCGGTTCATAACGCGGAGGTTGGAGGTGTTCCAAACAGCTTTCATATCCAATGTATGGCGGCTGACATTTGGGTCGCTGGGATGAGTGTGGACGAGCTTGCCAAAGTTGCCGAGGAATGCGGCGCGGATGGAATCGGAAGATATTTCGATAAGAATTTTGTCCACGTCGATGTCAGGGGGTATCGGGCGCGATGGCAAGAGTAAAAGATTTTATTATCATAATTTTAATGGTCATTGTCGCCATTCTTGGCGGCATTCTTTATTTTCAGCATAATAAAAAAGTGGTTCCTGTCAAGATGACTCAAACTGATATAAAGAATCCCGCCAAAGTCGCTGAAAATCTGAAGGTGACTTCCCAAGTCGCAGATCGGATTGTTAAAGAAATTCAAACCGTCAAAAAGCCAGTAATCGTCTATAAAGACGTTCCGGTCGGTGATGTTCCGAATAAAATTGATGATACGATTAAACAGGAAAAGCCGGATTCGGTGATAGTCACAGAAGAGCCTTTGAAGGATGTTAATGTTTACTCAATACATACCGAGCCAACATGGAGATTTGGCGGGGTGCTGTCAAATCAGGACTTCGGGTTGGCGGTAAAATACAATAATTCGGTGTATAGCGTAACAAAGAACTTCAACGATAATACATATCGGTTCTCGGTTACGCTTTTTTTCGCCTCGCTTAAATAGCGGGGCTTTTTTTTTATTTTCAGCTCAAGAATTTTCAAATCTTATTATATAATATTAAGCACCAAAATTTTACAAAAACTTTTTGTAAAGCACTTGTACTTATGAATATTATATAGTAATATATAAGTGTAAGGGAGATAACAAACGACAAGAAATTCGACGGGGGCGACAGAAATGAAACGGAATTTAAAGTTCGGAGTTGAAATCGAGTTCTTCGGAATTGATAGGAATCGTGTGGCAGATGCTCTTAATCGAGCTGGAATCCGAGCTTTCGTGGAAGGTTACAATCACGCAACGCGTGGTTACTGGAAACTGACTACTGACGGGTCAGTGAATAGTCAAGGAACTGGAAACGGTCACGGTGGTAATGAGTTGGTATCGCCTCCGCTTGAAGGTGAAGATGGTTTACGGGAATTGGAACTGGCCTTGAAAATCCTAAACGAATGCGGCGGGAAAGTGGACAAGAGTTGCGGAATACATATTCATCACGAAATCAAAGATTTAGATTTAACTAAGATTCAAAATATCTATCGCTTATATTTCAAATTTACAGCAAGTATTGATTACTTAATGCCTCCGAGCCGTCGTTCAACAAACAATCCTTACTATTGCAAACCGATTTCTCTGGACTTACTCGAAAGAGTTGAAAATTGTGGTTCAATTGAGGCTTTACAGAGTATGTTCCTCAACAACAGATATTGGGCAGTGAACTTCGATGCTTACAACAGATACAAGACGATAGAGTTTAGACAGCATAGTGGTTCGATAGACTTCGAGAAAGTTGGCAGTTGGGTCAGAATTACTCACAAGATAATCGAAAAGGCTTGTGCTGGCTGGAGGGTGGAAGTTGCAAAAGATAATAGTTGGAGGGTGTGCGATTCAAACTGGTGGTTTAGACAATTAGTGGGTAAGGAATTAGAGACTTACGTGGTGAACCGGATGAACTACTGGAAGGAAAGAGAACGGACGGCAACAACGGCAGCGTAAAAACTGCCGTTTTGAATCAGTAAATGTTGTTGAGGCACATTGCTTTTTTCCAAATATTATAATATAATATTATTAACGACAGGAGATGGGAGAAATGTTCATGACAAAACGAGAATTAAAACCTCTGGAAAAAGAAGGGGTAACATATTACAGTATTGGACAAGTTGCAGAAATGACTGATAAAAGTGTTCAGACAGTTCGTCTTTGGTGTGAATGGTCGGACGCTCAAGAAGAAGAAGGAAAGCCTCGATTTGTACCTAAACCACGAACTGACTTGGATGAACGGGGAACAAGATATTTTCACGAAAAGGACATACCAGCGATTATCAAGTTCAGTAAAAATGTTCCTTATGGGTTAATGAGTCCGTACAATCGAAAACGATGGGGCGAACGCGGGAAACATGTCACTATCGATAAGAGCATGGAGCGAATGGTCAAAGAAGGGCGAAAAGAAGAGCCTGACCTTAAATGAGTGCCTAAAAAGTACATAGTACGTAAAGCGGTTTACTCCTGGCGGGGTAAGCCGCTTTTTTTTGTCTTTTTTAACTCAAGAATCGATGGGGGTCTGCTATATAATGCTTTGAATTTCATCAAAGGAGGCCAAAGCATGGCAGAACAACCAGTTTACGACTTTGAACAACTTGTCAGGGATGAAGAATCAGCCGCTCGGACAACGTCACAAAAGATTGCATTTTATTATCGGTTCAATAAGGTTAAATGCGTCATCGAAAACCTGTTAAAACCGATAAATGCTGATTTAAAAGCGAAAATGATTGCGGCAAAATGCGACAAAAAAGTCGCGGGGGATTATGAACTCATTCTTGGGACGCAGGACAAATCCAAAGTTGACAATGACAAACTCGTGGCATTACTGAAGGAGAAGAAATTGACAAAAGCGATTAAAAAGATTGAAATGCCGGACGAGGCAATGGTCGAAAAGCTCGTCAACGAAGGGAAAATAACTCCCGAGGAGTTCAAAGAATGCGTCGTTGAAAATGTTGTGACGACTCTCAAGATTCAGGAGGTAAAGAAGTAATGGCGCGTATGAAAGAAATTGAGGTCGGTATCGGTTTGAGTGTTGAGGTCAACGGCGCATGGTACAGGCCGAATTGTACCGTAAAAATTGAGATGGATGAGACTGATACTCCCGCCAAAAGAGAGGCAATATTCAAAAGAGCATGGGAAACTGTCACAGAACAGATTGACAAAACTATCAGTCAGATTGAAACGGCAACGGCTGGGAATGTACCAAAAGCCAGCTCGAAAAGGACTTGATGGACAAGCCTCCGTGAAAACGGGGGCTTTTTTTATTTCCAAACTCAAGAAAACTGCACTTAAAAATATATAATGCTCTGAAACATGAAGGGAGGGAATTTCATGGACGTTAATCTGGTCGAAAGCATGGGCGGCGGGTTCACAATAATGCCGCGAAACGTGCGAATTTGTAAACAATTGAGCGATTCCGCGAAACTGGTGTACTTCGCTGTTTCTGACTATGCTTACAACGGGTTATATAGTTATCCGTCACAAGAGACAATCGCTCAAGAGACGGGGATGTCGGTGCGATGGGTTCAGAAGTGTTTGCAGGAGTTGAGGGAGTTCGGGTTGATACGGGTTTTTGCTCGTTCCAATGAAGTTAATATTTATCTCATTGTTCCCTTAAACATGGTAAGCAACTTGAAAAATGCCGAGGTCGTACCAGTGCCAAAAGAAAAGCAGTTCATTAAAAACGAGGCTGAATTTAATAAAATTGTTGCCGCGAATGAACGGTTCTATCAGTTGTGTGGAATACTTCGGGACGGTGTGAGAACGACTCCAAAGGCCGAGAAAAGTTCCTGGGAGGGTAGAGTATCCAACTACTTAAAAAAGCTCACAGAGGGCAAATATGACTCTTTAACAGCGAACGATTACTGTATAGCATTCGCGTTGAAGTATCAAACAGTTTACGGGAAAGATTACGCGTTCTCATGGAAGAACGACACGACAGCAGTCAAGCAACTGATGAATAACACAGGCTTGACTGGTCAGGAATTAATTCACGTCATGGAGACGTTTGTTGAAGAATATGACCGTATGTTTAAAAGTCAGGAATATCCTCTTCCGCGTCTTGTTTATCTAAAGTATGAATGGATTTACCGAAAGTTGTTACAACATATTGTCGATGTTGCCGAGTGGGAAAGGCGGCAGCATGGTGAGACAGAGGGCGGGGAGGTTTGGCGCATATGAGGTGTTGGGCGGCTGATTATTGTAAAAAGAAAAGTCCCGATAATTGTCACGAATTTTGCCTCGCATACGTTCTCATGGAGGCACTTTATACACAAAGCGGAATGCCTAAACGTTATCAATTCCCACAAAGCCTTACCGTTCCTCCTATTGATACGGAATCATTCGGCAAAGTTAAAACATTCATCGGCGATGTAGTAAATAACATCGAGGACGGTCGAGGGCTTTATCTTTACGGGAGCAGAACTGGAACAGGTAAAACATCGCTAGCTTGCGCTATAATGAATGCTTATTTTCGCAAGGTCGTATTCGTGTCAAACCTGGAATGCATGGGACTGTATATTCATGTGCCGTCGTTTTTGGAGGAGTATCGAGAAGCATTCGATGACAGTGAAAAGCAGAGGGTGCTTGACGAGAAAATTCGAAATCTGTATGTTGCAAAGCTCGTTATCTGGGATGACATCGGGGCAGAAAAACCTTCGGAATGGGTTAGGGAAAGAGTTCTGACGATTCTCGATTCACGGGTCGGAAACATGCTTTCAAACATTTTTACGTCAAATCTTTCTGTAGCGCAATTGAGTGAGTCAACAGTTCTCGGGGTGCGGGTAGCAAGCAGAATCGCAGGGTGTACAGAACAACTGGAGTTCAAAGGCGCGGATAAGAGGGGGTTGTCAGACAATGGTTGAGTTACAGATTATCAATAAAATACTTCAAAGTGGTTCGATTGACATCCTCGTTAAGAATAGGATTCCTGCCGAAAGTTTCCTGGTGGAAAAGGAAAAGGTTGATTTTATCCTCAATCATTTGCGGCAATACCGCAGGGTTCCCGACATGGTGACATTCCTGGCTCAATTTCCTGATTTTGAAATCTTCGAGGTTACGGAAGATGACGCGTATCTGGTCAGAAAGCTGAAAGAGGCTCAATTGTTTGCAAAACTGGTTCCGGTTATACGTGAGGGTGGCAACAAGGTTCGGGAGGACGCGTTCGAGGGAATAGATTATTTGATGGGTGAATTGAGAGTAATCGCTCGGGAATTATCAGGTGAAAATGGGACAGGCTTTGATATTGTTGCAAATGCTGGAGATAGGCTCACGGAATACCGCAGACGGGCTGAACTTCATGGCTTATTGGGTATTACAACCGGGATTCAATTGCTCGATTCTCTGACTCATGGATGGCTCAAAGAGGACTTGGTTCTGATATATGCCAGAACGAACGAGGGAAAGTCATGGTTGTTACTGTTCTTTCTGGTGGCGGCATGGATGGCAGGGAAAAAGGTTCTCCTATATTCCGGTGAGATGTCAGAGACGCTGGTCGGGTTCCGGTTCGATACGATTTATCAGCATTTTTCGAATACCGGCTTGATGGGCGGCTCCGCTGAACTGGGTGACGCGGTGAACGAGGATGTCGGCGCAAAGTCAGTTGTTGATTATGAGGAGTATGTTCGGGATTTATCACAGGCACATCCTTTCATCGTTGTTACTCAAAAGCATTTCGGCGGGAAAAAGCCGACAGTTGACGATTTAAAGAATTTAATGGAGACGACTGGGGCTGACATTCTTGGAGTTGACCAAATCTCTCTGATGTCTGACCAACGAAAAGCTCGCGAAAAGCGGGAACGATATACCAATATTTCAGAGGATTTATACCTTCTATCAGAGGACATCGAAAAACCAGTGTTGGCAGTTGGTCAAGCAAACCGGGAGGCCGCGAAAAGCAAGAAAAAAGAGGACGAAACTCCCGAATTGCATGAGGTCGCCGAGTCCGATGGTTTAGTTCAAAACTCGACTCGATGCTTATCGATGAAAGTGGTCAACAAGGTATTGCGTATCAGTATCAAAAAGAATCGTTACGGGGTCAATAACAAAGACATTCTCCTACTCTGGGAAACAAATTTCGGGCTTTTCAAGCCAATGTTGGAGGATACGACTCCGCAACAAGCGGCTCAAGACTTTGGACTCTAAATTTAAGGAGGATTTGAATATGAAATTGATTAGGCCGTCATTTGAAATTTTAGACCAAGTTAATGGTCAGGAAATCCTAAAAAGGATTGAACGTGCTGGTAGAACTTGCTATAAAAGTGAGTACGCTATTACTGATGAGTCTGCTGTAAAGTTTGTCAAAATGATTGTACAACGAGGGCATGAATCAGTGCTGGAACATGAAAAAATATCTGTTTTGGTAATATGTGACCGAGGGGTAAGTCATGAAATAGTAAGACACCGTATAGCAAGTTATAGCCAAGAGTCAACTCGTTATTGTGACTATGCTGGTGGACATGTAACGTTTATAATTCCACCTTGGGTAGATGAAGAGGTTAAACCGGGTACATATAGTGAGTATGAGTCTACTCCTGATGATGCAACAAACGATTGGCTTAACGCGATGTGGAATATCGAGAATATTTACAAACTTCTCCGGGAAAAAGGATGGAAACCTGAACAGGCTCGCTCTGTTCTTCCTAATTCACTAAAAACTGAAATCATAGTTTCAATGAATCTTCGTGAATGGAGGCATTTCTTTAAGCTACGAACTGCACCCGCTGCACATCCTCAAATGAGGGAAATCGCAGTTCCTATGCTAAATAGATTTAAGGAATTAATTCTTGTTGTATTTGATGATATAGGTTAAAAAATTTAATTTTCAACTCAAGAATGGGCAGTCGGCTGCTATATAGTGGTCGATTGCCTATTTTTTTTATTTACGGAGGCGAAAACAGGATGATTGTGGTCTGGGGCAAGACCGTCATGGCAGAAGTTGACCAAATCGTTGACGCGGTTCGGAATGAGCTGTTACATACCGGACTTATGCGCCGTATTCATGATACAGGCAATAACATCATGGTCACTTGTACTGAACATAAAGGCGGGCAGGAGAGTAAGCCGTCGATGGGTATCAGCAAAGTAGAACGATACGACACAATACAACGGCGCGAGATACCTGCGGGAACGGTTCATTGTTTCACCTGCGGCTACACTGCGGACTTGCCAACTTGGATTGCTCACGTCCTGGGAATGGAATCTCCGGTTAAGGGCATGGACTGGCTAATGCGGCGGTATGCTTACGGGATTGATGGCGAGAGGGCTGACCTTCGGCTCAACTTGGAACGGACTTCTAAAGTCGAGGCCGAGTTCGTTCCTGACCAAGTCGTTAATGACTTATGGTTCGCTTTTAATCAAAGTGCTGACGCGATTGATTACATGGTCAATACACGCGGTATTCCTCGCGAGATATGCAACAAAGCAAAAGTTGGATACGACCGAGAGGAACATGCCGTTGCGTTCCCAGTCACAGACATCAAAGGCAGGACACTATTTATTAAATTGAGGGGCATTGAGGGCAGACGGTTCCATAATGACGAGAACAGTCGCAAATCAATGACCTTTTTTGGCATTACGGTTCTGATTCGTGAACTCAATCGGCTCAAGGCCGGGGGGCAGGACATAAGTAGAGTCAAGGTCTGGGTTTGTGAGGGCGAAATTGACTGCTTGACTTTATGGCGGCGCGGGATATTGGCAGTTTCTTTGATGGGTTCAGACATGTCAGAGCAACAGGCCAAAATTCTCAAACGGTTCGGAGTTGGTCAGGTTGTCGCGGCGTTGGACAATCCTGCGATTGATGTGGCTGGGCGTAAGGGAGTCAGGAAGATGAAAGACCTGCTGATACCTATGGGTATTAAAGTTTTCAATGTACGTTACAATTCAAACAAAAAAGACTGGAATGAAATGACAGATGAAGAATTTGCAATGGTTGAACTGTTTTAGTAAAAAATATGGGACTTCTTTCATATTGATATTCGAACACATGTTCGGTAAAATATAATTCCTCTCCTCGAACAAATGTTTGAATAAAGTAATTATTACATAATTAGGTAACGTATTTCCAGCATTATGTAACTTTTTAAATATAGGAAAAATGTGAAAATCCGAGATAATCCGAGATGACTATGTAAAAATCAGCAAAAAAGACCAAAAATCAAATTTTCCAAACTGAATATTATATGGTAATATCGTTCTTATGATATGAATATTACTATATAACATTCGGTTATTAAAAGGGGTGATAGCCGTGGCGGTATAGTTTTGTCTTTTTGAATATTACCATATAATGTTCAATTTAAAAATTCAAGCGGAGGCAGAAACTATGGAAAATTTCGTAAAAACCACAGAGGAACTCGTGAAAGAGTATCAACATGGAAACGGTGTTGCATTCGACGGAATCGTGAAAAATATGGACAGGATGGTAAAACAGCTCGCGAATAAAGGTGTAAATGGTATGTCGTTTAAGGAAGTGTACTCCGAACTGCTCGAAACTCTTTGGAAATGTTGCAAGGATTATAATGGTTCAGGTAAGTTGACGACAATGTTTTTCACTTACGGAAACAACAAGTTGCGGGAATTGCGGGAAATGATGATGCATGATGTAAGAAAGGCAAATACATACGCGTCGTCTTTCGAGCAAATGCAGGATGACACAGGTTTTGATATTTCCCATTCTGATGATGGATTCGATAACATAGAAGTTGCAACTTTAATTGAATCGCTCGGACTGACTGATAATGAACGGATGTGCCTTGAAATCCTTATGAATGGTCAGTATGAATCGAAAAAGGACGTTGCAAATCGGATGGGCGTTGACCCGAGCGCAGTCAATTATTTTCAAAAGAGCATTGCAAGAAAGTTGACCGCTGAACTCAAGAATCCGAGGGTATGCATTATATAATGCTTTGAACGCGGACAGGCCAACATGAAAGGGGTGATTCGGATGGGCAGATTGAGCAAGATGATTAATATCTTTCGGGGAATCTTATCCGGCTTGGCTGTCGTCATCGTGAAACATAACGAGCAGAACGCGAAAGTTTATTGCGGTAAAAATGTAAGCAAGGATTTTGTGGTTCGGTCATTCGGTCAATGAGTTACACACTCAAACAAATGTTAGCAAATTAAAAGCCCACGGGCAAATTAGGAGGAAACAACAATGGTGGAAGCAATCAAAGGTATCGACAATATCAAAAAGGCGTTGGAAAAGTACAAAGGCAGTGGTAAACGGAAGTTCTTTTCGTTATCCGATGACGGAGATACCGCAAATGTACGGTTCCTGAATGGCGATGAAAACGACCTCAATATCTATGTGGTTCACAAGGTTAAGATTGGCGACAATGAGCGTTATGTGAAATGCACCGAGGAAGAGGATTGTCCGCTGTGTCAGGCCGGGAACTATCCGCAATTAAAGATGTTCCTGTTCCTTATCGATAGACGGGACAACGAGGTCAAGATGTGGGAACGCGGAAAGACCTTCATTCCCGAGATTCTTGGATTCATTCAACGTTACGGTTCACTCAATAGCCGGGATTATGAAATCGTTCGTCATGGTAAGGCCAAGAGTCAAGATACTAAGTATCAATTATTCCCGCTTGATAAAAAGGCCGAGAAGAATCTCTCGCAGATGCCGGAAATCTGCGGTGACAATAAATTCATTTTGGTTAAAACTATCAGCGAGATGCGGGAAATTGCAAACGGAACATACGTCTTACCCGCAGCGGGGAAAGGCAAAGATGCTGACAAAGACCCCGAGGACGTATTTTAAATAAAATCCCTTTGTTCCATGCAATGAACAAATATCACGCGCTTGAAAATACAAAGTGAATCACTCGCCGATGACGGCAAAGTATTATTGTATGAAAAATAAAGCACCTCACTCAAAAAGTGGGGTGTTTTTGTTATATAATGGGCGACTCATTTTCGGGGGTGGTGAACGTGTACGAACAAGAAATGAAGGAAAGCAGGTCAGTCATGGTTGTTGACGTGACCGACGATGACTTACGAATGACGGCTCAATGGTTTAGACGGAGAAATCTCAACGAGGACTTGATGACCCAGTTCTTTCGGCTAAAGGGCGGCAAGTTTGTGATGATTATCAATTCAATTTTAAGCGTTCAGCGATGGGATGAGGTAATCAAGCCGGGACTGGTTCAATTGTTCGGGCAAGATCGTTGCCGATTCGAGTCGATGGTTCCGGCAAGGCTCTTCGAGGAACTGCTTGGAGAAGGGGGCGACAACGACGATGTCGAGGAAATCTGACGCACTCGCCGTCAATCTGGAGCGGGAAGAGGTTAATTCTCAAGAGGTTCTGGCAAGGCTCAAGGAAAAGAAAAAAGCGGCGCAGACAGTAAAGCGGCGTCAGAACAAGATTCAAATGGCTATTGATGCCGCTCGGAGACTGGTTCAATCTGGAACGCTGGTCAATGATGGTCATCAGGTTTGTGTCATGGATAAACGACAGCTCAAAGCATACGCCGAGTTGATAAAACAAAACGGTATTTATTGCTTAGATTTAGAGACGACGGGGCTTGATGTGTTTCATGACAAAATAGTCGGGGTTTGTCTTTACACGCCAAACCCTGATAAAAAGCGACTTTACGTGCCAGTAAATCATACAGACATTGAAAATAACCGGATTCCGGGACAGTTGACCGAGGTTGACGTTCTTGAGGTTCTGGGCGACGTGTTCGACAGTTGCAGGTTTGTCAATCATACCAACAAGTTCGACGGCAAATTCGTCAAGTATCACTTGGGGAAAAATCTCAAGCATTACTGGGACGTATGGCTCGGGGCGAAGATGCTCAATGAAAACGAAGATACTCATGAACTAAAGCCTCTTTACGCCAAATATGTCGAGCGGCGTAAGGAATGGCGGGATGCTGACAGCTTTGCAGATTTATTCGGAAAAACTATTCCCTTTAATTACATGCCGATTGACGTTGCAACGATTTACGGCGCAGATGATGCTTATAAGGCTTACTCTGTGATGGAGTTTCAACGACAATTCCTCGATGAAAACAGCAGTAAACCTGATTTACGTGCAATCGCAAAAATATTCCATAAGCTGGAGATGCCTTTAATACCGGTATTGATTGATATGGAATTGACCGGGGTTAAGATTGACAAGGATTACGCGAAAATTCTGGAAGATGAAATGACTGCTGATTTGAATCGGGTTGAGGACGCACTTAATGAGTTCGTTCAACGGTTCGCAGCAGAAATCGAGAGTAACTCTGAACTTTCTCGGTTGGCGGGAGTTCGTAAGGGTGAGCCGATTAAGTTGGGATTCGGTTCCCCGAAACAGTTGTCAATCTTCTTGTTTGACATCCTTAAATGTCCCGTAACTAAGTCCGGTAAGAAAAAGAAAAAGAAGGACGGCAGTATTGTTGAGGATGATGGTCGGGGAACTGGTGAGGACGTTATTCTAAAACTCATGGATTTTCGGGCTGATTACAGGCCGTTTTTTGAGAACTTATTGAAATACCGCGAGCTTGACAAGTTGCTCGGAACATACGTCATTAAACTCCCGAAAGAGGTTTGTGATATTACAAACCGACTTCATGGTTCATTCAATCAATACGGCGCGGACACTGGTCGGTTCTCCAGCTCTGACCCGAATCTCCAGAATATCCCGAGTCACGAAAAGCGGGTACGAAGAATCTTCAAGGCCGAGGATGGTAATGTTCTCATATCGGCTGACTATTCACAGATTGAGCCGAGGGTTCTGGCCTATGTGTCGAATGACGTGGCGATGAAAGCGGCTTACGCGGCAGGGCGTGACCTCTATTCTGATATGGCAAGTAAGATATTCAACAAGCCTTATGAGGAATGCGGTGATGGCTCCGACGAGCGTAAACGGGTAAAGGCGATTTTGCTTGGTATCATGTATGAAAAATCTCCCGAGACAATTGCCAAGGAGTTCAAACAAAAGAGTTCATGGGGCATTAAGCTCGTCAATGACTTTTATGATAGTTATCCGCTTATTAAGTTATTCAAAACAAAGACCATTCATCAGGCCGAGACTCTTGGATATGTCCAGACAGTCGAGGGTCGTAAGCGTCGTTTACCTGAAATGATGGGTGATAAAGAATCAAAGTGGTATAATATCGCGTTTCGAAAGGTTGTGAACGCAGTCATTCAAGGCACTTCAGCGGATATTACAAAGCGGGCAATGTTATATGTCGCGCATGATAAAAGGCTCCGTGAGCTGGGATACAAGATGTTGCTGACAGTGCATGATGAATTAATTGGTGAATGTCCGCGAGAGAACGCGAAAGAGGCGGCGTTGCGTAAGAAAGAATTGATGATTCAGGCGGCTCAAGAAGTATTGAGAGGTATGCCGATTAAGGTTGACTTTGAAATTACTGAACGATGGTACGGTGAGAAATTAAATGATGAAATTCTCGCTGCTTAACTCAAGAATCGAATAACTGGTGCTATATAATGCAACGATTCTCAAAAAAGGAGGTTCTTTGATGAACAAAAACCAGTTAAAAAGCGTAAAACCGAAAAACGACGTTGAAGCGATGATGGTCAACTTAATGAAAAGCAACTATATCAACATGCTTGAGCAACAACTCGATGAGTCTAAGGCCGACTGTCATCGAATCATGTCAGTCCTGTTCAAAGCTATTAAATACGGCTATATCCGGCGTGGCGATGACGGGTTCGGGATTGCAGTCCCATTGGAGGACTTCAATCGAGTTGAAACATTACCAGACTTATCTCAAAGGGTTGACGGCGATTTTGTAATACTGTCGGTCAAACCCGAAGAAGTCAAGGAAAATCTACCGGAAGAAACGGAAAAGACAGAGGAGGGCGGGGAGTGAGAAATCACTCCTCTCTTTCAGTGGGGGTGTAACGATGGCTTTATCAAACCTTATCAAAACAGTAAATAAGGTTACAAAAGAGGGTAGTAATGAGATGCCTCATGATGTTCTGTTTTTAAAAGACTTCAATGAGGCACTTATCAAGGTTGAGCAGGAACGGCAACAACCACCGCCTCCCGATGGTTATTTTCGACCGTCGTCAATGTATGGTTGTGAGAGAATGCTTTATTACATGAGGACGGGCGAGCCGATGGACGAGGAATCTCCTGACCCCGTTCTTATTGGTATTTGTGAAAGCGGTACTGATAGACATCTTCGGATTCAGCAAGTTATCGCCTATATGGACAAGTTCGGCTTACCTTGTAAGATGCTCGATGTCGAGCAAGAGGTCGAAAAGGCTCGGGCGCGGGGAATAAATTCCCAGTTCATGGGCTGGAACTCTGACCATACAGAGGCTCGGTGTAAAAATGACGATTACCGGATTTATTTTCAACCTGATGGTATCATCCTGTATCGCAATCGAAAGTATATCCTCGAAATCAAGACCGAAAGCACTTTCGCTTTTTCAAAGCGTCATTCACCGAAGGACGACCATGAGATTCAGGCAACGTGCTATTCGGCAGGTATAGGTATTAATAATGTACTGTTCTTTTACGAGGATAGAAATTTTACGACGAAAAAGCCTTTTATCGTATCGGTTACAGACGAAATGCGGGCGCGGGTAATGTCAAAGATTCAACGGGTTGAGAAGTACGTCGCCGCAAAAATCATCCCGCCAATGAACGAGGAAAAATGTACTTACTGCCGTTACAAAACAGCTTGCAAGCGGGATGGGGAAACGGAGGAAGTATTCTCATGAAAAACATGGGCAAGGTTTTTGAGGACAGCTTTCGTGATAGTATTCCTTCCGAGGTATTTTTTAAGCGATTTAAGGATGACATGAGTAAATACCGGAATGTTTTTAATACTTGTGACTTTCTCCTGTTTAATAAGCGGTCATTATTCCTGTTCGAGTTAAAAAGCGTTCAGGAGGACATGATTCCGTTCGTTAAATTGGGCGAACAGCATACTGACGGGGTAACATACAAGCGGCTTGAAAAACTCTTTACAGAGGGTCAATGCCGGGACGTATACGCGGGGTTTTTAATTGAGTTCCGCAAATCTGGCATAGTGGTATACTTGACGGCTGACCAAGTGATTGATGTGGTCTTGGGTGGATGGTTCGAGCGGAAAAGTATCCCGCTGGCCTGGGCTGAACGAAACGGGCTAAGAATCCCGCGTGAATTAATGCGAACTCGGTACAAGTATCCAGTTAAAAATATTTTGGATTGGGTGGTGGAGTATCATGCCAGACTCGGCAGGTGGGGCGCGGAGGCGTTCGAGGACAGTTCAACCGGGAACTGATGTTCCTTTAAGTGAGGAACAGGGAGGAGTTGTCCAGCAGGAAGTTATCGAGCCGGGGGTGACTGACGCTCCGGTTCCACAAGTAAGAGTTCAAGTCGAGAGTGTCAGGTCGGCACTTTCGGGAGTTGAGGAACAGAGTGTTCTGATTAAACAAATCACTGACGAGGTTGTCGGACGTTACAGTCGCGAACTTGATGAGTTCGTTACGAATATCAAGGGTTTGTTGGACAGAATCCGGCAGGGAACTGTCGTCAATATCTCCGACAGACAATTGGAACTCAACACAATCAAGTTACCTGTTCTTATGTATTTCGCGGGTAATGGGTTGGAACAGCTCGGTTGTGAGGGCGACGTTGCTAAGGCTCGAAGGTTGGAGGAATTCAATAATATTCTGATGCGGGTTGATGGTACGATTCCTCACAGACAGGCCGTCGCAGAAAACTCAATATTCTATCAGGCAATGGCAGAGACGATTTACATTCGGGCATATAAACAGCTTAAAAGCAAGATGGACATGGCTGACAGGCTGTTTTCGGCTCTGAAAAAGGTATTGAGTAAGAGAATGCTCGAACTCGAACTTTCTGGCCGGGAATTACCAAATAATCCTAATTCAGCGACCGAGGACGAAAATAACGCGATGGAGGGAGAGCGGGAATGAGTAAATCAAGCGAGGTTCAAGCCTTACAAAATACCGTGACAAGTTGTATTTCAATCATCGCGGTGTTGATTGACCAATTTGGTGAACAAACCGCTGAAGGTCACAAGGTAGTAAAAATTAATCCTCTTGATATGGCAATGCTCCGTGACAGGGAGGTTGTAACAAATCAAGTTGAGAGAGGTTTGTGGGAAATTGGGTTGGTGAAAAAGAAAAAGGAGGGCGGCGAAAGTGGCAAAGGTGTCGGTTGAGGATAAATGCAAGGTTTGCGGTAAGCCGCTCGGAGAGGGCAAAGCAGTAATGATTGCTACAGTAAACCTCACAAAAGAAGGTGTTTATGGGTATCGTGTTGCAGATGGTGGACTACGCGTTAAATTTCCTGGGAAGGGTTCTCGCGTCGGGGTTCATGTTGAATGTTTCAAAGATTATTTTGGAGGAGAGGGTTGAATGAACGGTATAATCACGATTGGTAATAGAATACCGAAAAGTTTGAACGAAAAAGAGGCGTTCCGCGTAAGTCAGGACGTTCTCCTACAGGCAAATGAGGACTTACGAATGAGAGTAACAGGACTGCAAAGAGTGGTCTGCGCTCTGGTGAACAAATTCGGGGAAGAAAGACCCGAGGGCGGCAAAATGGTGTCGTTGCATATGATTAACGACTTGGAACTGCCGCGAGAGACTGAATTGGTTACACTGGGCGATAAAATCTATTACAACATTATTGTGACGGGGGCTGATGGTAATGGACGCGCAAGTTCTGGCGGCGATACAGGCAATCAACAAGAAGGCGAAAAAGGAGTTGATTGTTTTAGGGAATCAACTTCCTCCAATTGAGCGGATTCCTTTCAGTTCTCCTAAAATGAACTATCTGACGCGGGGCGGTATGCCTCGCGGTCGGATGGTTGAGTTCGTGGGGATGGAGTCCTCCGGTAAGACAACAACGACTCTCGACCTGATTGCTCAATGTCAGGAGGCCGGGGGTAGGGCATTTTTTGTTGATGCGGAGAATACTCTTGACGAGGACTGGGCAAAAAAACTCGGGGTTGATGTGGACAATCTGGTGTTGATTAAACCGACGCATGGCGAGTCAGCGGAGGAAATCCTTCAGGCCGTCATTGACTTGGTTTCAACAGGGTTGTTCTCGATGGGCGCGGTTGATAGTATACCGTTTCTGGTTCCGAAAGCGGTTATTGAAGGGACGATGGATGACAAATCATACTGCGGAAACTCGGGAACGCTTACCCAGTTTGTTAATAAAATTAATGGGCTGTTAGCAAAGACAGGCACTTTGCTGGTTATGATTAATCAACTCCGCGATAAAATTGGAGCAACATACGTTGCGTATAACACTCCAGGTGGGCGGGCTTTAAAACATGCCTATTCATTCCGTTTGTTCTTTACTAAAGGCCGATTCATTAACGAAGATTGCAAAGAGCTTACAAACCAATGCGAGACGGCTCAAGGCAATATTGTCGAGGTTAAGGTCGAAAAGAATAAGGTCTGTAAACCAGATCGGCGGCTCGGTCAGTATACGCTCAAATACGATACGGGAATTGACGTTTACAATGATACGATTGAAATGGGCATTCAGCTTAAAACCGGAATCTATCTCGGTGGGTCATGGTATTACATAATTAATGCTGACGGCGAGCCGATGAAGGACGGCGAAAATGAACTGAAGTTCCAAGGTAAGGCAAAATTGCTGGAGCGGCTCGGGGCTGATGATATTCTGTTTCGTGATGTTTATGACAGGGTATGCGCGGCAGCGGCAGTAGATTGAGGGGTGCTTTGGCACTCCTTTGTTTCCATAATTCGCCTTGACAATATGAATATTATATGGTAATATTTAATTGTGGGGTGAGTGAAATGCAATCAAAGCGATTGATTAAAACAGGGGAAACGGCTCCGACGTATCAAGAGTTCATCAATAACATTGCCAAAGATTTTGAGAAAAAGCTCAATTTTACTCCCGAAAAGGCTCGGGAACAAGCAGAAGCAGTTGCAAGCATGTATAAACATACTTTTGCCGAATATAGAGAGGAGGAAGTTCAATGTTAAATTACTCAAAGGTTTACAAGCATATCAAGGCTGATGTGGTTGAGGCTTTCAAACTATTAATGCCGGACATATGGCATACTGACCCCGAAACTCAAGAACGGATGATGAAAGAATGGTTGGATAAAGCCTCCGAGATTTATGGGGTTGAGAGTCCTAAGTTCGAATTTCGGAATGATGATGAAGATGGTTACGTGGCGACGGGTGGCGGGTGTTACAATCCAGACGAGAACAAAATTACTATCTTTAAAAAAGCCAGTGTCGTCTCTTTGGCGCATGAGTTCAGGCATATGTTACAGTATAAGAAAGAGGACTTGAAACTGTTTAAGGAGGACAAAGAACATGATACAAGGGCGTGGTCAGTATCTCTCTTTAGGAAAGCAAACCCAGCCGCCTACAGGCGAGCAGTTAATCGCGGAATACTTCACTTCGACTAAGAGAAAAGAGGCGAAAGAAATGGAACGCAAATTTTTATATTTCGCTTATGGTTCAAATCTCAATACTGCTCGGATGTTCGACAGATGTGAGAATGCTCAATTGAAATCAAAGGCGATTTTGGAGAATTACAGATTGGTGTTTCTAAAGAATGACAAAGAACGGGCAGTTGCAAACATATTACCGGCAGAGGGAAAGGTTGTTCATGGAGCGTTGTACAAAGTTAGTGCGTTGGACGTTGCCGAGTTGGACAAGTTCGAGGGTCATCCAAGGTTATACTGCCGGGAATGGGTTGAGGTAAAACTTAAAAGCGGCGCGACGGTCAAGGCTTTTACTTACATGATGGTTGATAGTGACAAGCGACAGTTCGGGACTCCTTCAAGAGATTATTTCAATCATTTATTTAAGGGTTATACTCAATGGGGTTTACCAAAGGCAAGTTTAATGAACGCATTGGAAAGGGTGGTCAAAGTGGAAGAAAATCCGAATTTACACAGTGTTTTCGTTTACGGCTCATTGCTTAAAGGGTTCTGGAATCATGAGCGGTGTTTGAGTGAGGTTCCATGTAAAGGCGAGGCGATTCTTAAAGGGAATTATGACCTGTATCATCTTCCAGTTGGTTATCCGGCTCTGGTGGAGGGCAACAAGGAAAACTGTATTATTGGTGAGGTTTACAGCGTGAACAGTGATGAACTGGCGCGGCTGGACATGCTCGAAGGGTATCACAAAGACCGTCCTGGTTACTCGATGTATCGGCGGGAAACGGTTCAAGTCGAATTGGAAAACGGAAAGGTTGTCAACTCGTTCGTATATATCTATCAACTTAAATTAGCAACAGGGGCAGAATTAGTAAAAAACGGTGATTGGAGAGAGTTCATGAGAGAGAGAGAAATACCCGCCACTTGAGCCGGAAGAGAAAGAGGATGTAAGTTCATTCTAAGAGGCGAAAAGCCTCTTTTTTTACATTGACTTATCGAATATTATATGGTAATATTAAATTGAGGGGTGAGAAAAATGACACTGAAAATGATATTAAGCGGAAATACATACGATGTCAAAGAGGCTTTGAAAGTCCCGCCTCACAAGTTTGATTATAATCCTCAATTTAAAAACTGGAGTCGAACGGTTGAATCTATTGATGACGGTGTTTCCCTTCTGGCTCCGATTGAAGAGAAATTGACCGAGGCCGGGGTTCGAGTGGCGGCATTTAAGAGCGTTAACGGGCTTGACCGCTTGGTATGGTGGAAAGACTTCGGGCGTGTTCGTGAGAATCGCGGTAATGAGGACGAAGGAGTTCCAGTTCCGTCTGTTCCGACAGTTCCGAATGATTTATCAATCGGTCAGGTAATAACGGGGGCGCAAACCGGGAGAATTAGTTCTGGAAGTGTCAGCAGTCAACCAGCGAGCCGGGAAAGGGTCATTAGGATTCCTCAATGGTTAGCTCGGGAACTCGGCGTTGCGACTGCGATACGCGGAGAGATTACCGAAGAGGCTCGGCGGGATGTTTCATTAAGGGGTAATAATTATAATGCTCAATACATTCACGTTTTAGGTCATAACGAGGTCGGGAATACTGACAGATGTCATAGATGTCATAGACCGTTAACGCATCCAGTTTCGCGGGTTGTTGGATACGGGCCAGAATGTTGTGAGGCTTTGGGAATCAGCAGACGAGTTGACATGAACGACCTGAACAACGTGGAACTGTTGGACAGGCTGATTCGGGAACAACGGGTTGACGTTTGGATTCCGAGAAGGTACTGCGCGGTAAGGTAAAATAACGAATTAAAATAATTTAGCTGGCAGAACTCAATTCTGTCAGCTTTTTTATTATATAATGCTCCGACTGGGGGTGAACTTATGGCAAAAGTAGGGACGACAAGACATGCGTCAAACCAGCAGGAGAAAAGGATTCAAAAAACAATAGGCGGTCGAAAAACAAAGAACTCCGGCGCGGGGCGTGAAAAGGGCGATATTCTCCTTGAAGATTTTCTCTTGGATGGTAAAACCTCAATGACTTCCGTTAAGTCGAAGAGTGTTAAAAAGGAAGAATTAGACAAGGCTCGGGAACAGGCTTTTTTTATGCGTAAAAGGTTCTTTGCGGTGGTTTTGTCGCTCGGGGATGGTGTTGACTATGGGGTGTTACCTTTGGACGATTTAGCGACAATTTATGAAGGATTTAAGGTTTATGAAAAGTTGGTTGCGCGGGTTGGTTTGGATAGTTCGATACTGGATGAGCATACTGGGATGACCTTTGAAGAGCTTAAAAAATACCTGCGTGGTAACTTGTAAAGGGCGGGAAAATGTAACTTCTATAATACGGGGGTGAACGGCTTGAATTTTTGGCTGGCTCGGGTGGAGCGTGGTGACGTGGTGAACTGTCCGAAAGGACTCGGGTTCACAATATGGTTCCAGGGTTGCTCGATACGTTGCAAGGGGTGTCACAACCAGGAACTCTGGGACTTTTCAGACGGTATATGGACGAATTGTGATGGAATCCTCGCAGACATCAAAGAAAATAGGCATTGGATTGGCATGGTTGTATTTCTCGGAGGTGAGCCAACAGACCAAAAAGACGCACTCATGTACATGAACTGGGAAATCAGGCGAGAGGGCATTCCGACAATGTTATACACAGGCCGAGAATTAGGCGAGTTAAATGTAGCAGGTTTTCGAATCAGTGATTTTGACATCGTCAAGATAGGCAGGTTTAGAGAGGATTTACAAGTTAAAGGTTTACCCCTTGCAAGTTGTAATCAATTCATCATTCGAAACGGGGGAAATGAATAATGAGGGCAGGACTTACCTTTGAGGAAGAATTTGACGAACTGTACGACCTTTTTGCGCTTGAAATGGGCGGTGAACAGTTGTTACGGCTTAATGGGATTCATCCAGAACAGATTGATGTTGGGTATATGAGTCACAAATATCACACTGACAAGGTTCAGGACATCAGCGTTGACGCGAATGCAAACGCGAATGGGCGTAAAAGTATCAATAATTATCAATCAGAGATTACCAAAGGTGTTCTCAAATTAGAAGGTTACTACCTTCTTTGGCGATATACGAAAAAGCGGCTCGGACGCGAGCGGGCGAATGAGTTGCTTTGGAAAATCTGGTCAGGTGAGTTGTATTTCCATGACGCGAGCGGGGCAAATATTCAGATTCCTTATTGTTGGGCATTCTCAACAACTCCGATTATGATTGAGGGCAGACCATACGGGCAATTACACAGCACTCGGCCTAAAAGGGCAGACAGTTTCATGGCTCAAGTGATTGAAGCAACGATGGACATGAGCCAGGACTTTGCTGGAGCGGTTGCTCCGTCTGATTTAATCGTCAATTATTGTTATTATGCCAAAAAGGAACAGTTGCAAGATTATCAAGTTCTGAACGATTTACAGAAGTTTGTTCACGTCATGAATAACGGTTTCAGAGTCGGAGGGCAATCTCCCTTTGTCAATTTATCACTATTCGACAGGCCGAATCTTGAAAAAGTATTCGGTGAGCTGATTTATCCTGATGGTAGTTCACCGGATTTTGATTATATCACGCATGTTCAGCAGTTGTTCGGTGAATGGTTCGCCAAGGGCGACCCGTCAAATGGATTACCATACCGGTTCCCAGTGGTCACTTTGAATATTCACAAGGACGAGAATGGTGACATTATTGACAGGGGTTTTTTGAAATGGGCAGCGCGGGTGAATAAAAACCTCGGCTGTTTTAACATTTATATCAACGATGGTTACAAAGTCGCGACTTGTTGCAGACTGGTCAATGATAGGTCAAAACTTCGACCTGACACTTTCGGCAACGGAGGGTTGAATCTCGGGGCGCATCGAGTTGTCGCAGTTAACCTCCCGAATGTGGCTTATATTGCAAAAGCCAGGGCGGGAATTATGAGATTTAATCAGGCTCCGCTTAGTTTAATTATGCCAGCATTACTTGAAGAGCTGGAGGACAGGCTTGTGGCGGCAAAAGACCTGTTGATGGTTCACCGGGAAGAAATTCTGCGGCGGCGTATTCGTGATGGTATCTGTAAGTTCTTTAATCCGCTGGAGTGGTTTGACTCTGACGACCTGTTCAGCGTGGTCGGGATAGTCGGAATTTACGAAATGGTTGACGCACTTGGGTATAGTATTTTAGACGAGCAGGGGCAGCGGATAGTTGAAGAGGTTCTGCAATACATAGAGAAACGGTTGCAGGATTTTACGGACGAAACTGGATACCCGTTCTCCTGTGAAGAGATTCCAGGTGAGCAAGCGGCGGTTAAGTTGGCTGAAATGGATAACGCGGCAGGGTTTATCGACGCTGAAAAGTATCAAATGTATTCGAACCAATACGTTCCTTTAATCGTCGAGGCCGATATGATGACTCGTATCGAAATCGCTGGTAGATTCCAAAGCATGGTAAGCGGCGGCGGTATTCTTCACATTAATGTCGATTCGCAGATTGTTACTGAAGAACAAATGGAATCGATAATTATCGCGGCAGTCAAGGCCGGGGTTCAGCACTTTGCAATAAATTATGGGTTCGGAGTCTGTGAGCATGGTCACGTCGTTATTGTGGGAAACGGCATTATTTGTCCTGAATGCGGGGGTAAAATCAGGGATTATCTGACTCGGGTAATCGGGTATTTTACACTGGTTAGCGCATGGAACAAAGTCCGGCGTGAATTTGAGTTTCACGAACGAAAATTTGTAGGAGGTCAGTTGTAATGATTGCAATTATTACGGCTCCAGGCTGTGGTCGGTGCATGACAGTCAAAAAAATCCTTGAGGATAAGGGAATTGCATTCAAGGAATATAGTATTAAAACAGAAGCAGGGCAGTTCCTCGCAGAAAAAGCAGGAGTTGCGGCGGCGGGAACATTAGTTGATTTGGAAACATACAGAAAGGTTGAGGTTCAGGATGTAATCTCGGGGGCTTAAAGCCTCCGATTTTTTTTTATTTTTTAACTCAAGAATGACGGCCTGTCTACTATATAATGATTCGATTCGCTGTTAGGAGGCAAAATCAAGTGAAAACAATTGATAAGGAAGAATTTTTGGAGTTTCTAAAAACTCATGCTCGGGGTCGGGAGCGTTGTTACAAAAGTGTTGTTCTACGGGATTTATTTGGAGGCAGTGGAGCTGACTTGCGGCGGGTTGTAAATGAACTGCGGCAAGACGGTGAGCCGGTCGGTTCGAACAGAAACGGCTATTTTTACTGTATCAGATACTCGGAGATTAATGACACTGTGCAACATCTTCATCATCGAGCGGATGGGATTCTAAAAGCGGCAGAGGGATTATTACGAGCAGGGCGTTCTATTGAATCGACTCCGGTTTCGGTTTCAGTTCCGACTCAAAACTAAACGGTACATACTCAAAAACTGGGTAAGATTCGGCTGTTTGGTCGTTTTCGTAGTGACCTCAATTACGGTTTTCGGAATAGCAAAGGTAACTGAAGAATCGACCATACACACCGTTGGCATCATCTCGCGTGAAACGGATTTTAGAAATATTGTCTCTCCTGATGGTAATGATTTCGGTTATATGCAGATTAATCGACAGAATCATGCAAGGTTATTGAAAATAGTCCGAGGCATTGATGTTATGGATGGAAAGACAAACGTGATGATGGGAACTCAAATGTTGTACGAGATAAGGGATTATTGGCGTAGAAGGGGGCTGATTGGGATTGAATTAGAACGGACAATGATTAGTTCATATCATAAAGGAATTACGGGGCATATACGAACGGGCGAGGCTCGGGCCTATGTGGACGAAGTGACAAAATTTAAGGAGGAATTATCAAGTGGACATCAAGGTCAAGTATTTCAATCCAAAATGTAAGCTGGAGATTAATCCAAAAGGCGACTGGATTGACTTACGAAGTGCGGCTCATTTCAAGTATGAGCAGGGAGAAGTATTTAAAATTCCCTTGGGAGTTGCAATTCAATTACCGTCTGGTTACGAGGCTCATATTGTGCCGAGGAGTAGCACTTTTGATAAGTTCGGCCTGATTCAATTGAACCATATGGGCGTTGTTGATGAATCTTACTGCGGCGATAACGACCAATGGAGGATGTCGGTTCTCGCTATGAAAGACGGGGAAATTCATGAGGGCGACCGAATTTGTCAGTTTCGAATTATCGAAAAAATGCCTCCTCTAACAATTCAAGAAGTTGAGCGTTTAGGAAATCCTGACAGGGGCGGGTTCGGGTCAACGGGGGTGAAGTAATGGAGCATAAAGTTATATTGAAAAATTGCAAGGTAACATTGGAGAACGCTGACGGAAAGGTTGAGTTCGAATCTCCCGAGGTCACATACAGGATGAATCAAGAAGAGCGGCAATTATACAGCGGTTTTGCAATGCCAGTTAAGCCGATTCTTGACCCGAGGAAAGAGATTGACGTTACCTGTATGACATTATCCATGTTAAATACATTTTCAAGGATAAGGAGAACAAAGGCATGGCGAAAAAGCTTACTCTCAAGAAGGGTAATCGTGTTATTGCAATTAAAGACAGTCCCGAAGGTTTGTACAAAGCCGGGGATACTGGATATATCGCCGATAATGACGAGTTTCCGGGCGCTGTTGCAGTTCATTTCGAGAATAGTAAATGGCCTAAAATTTATACCCGCAGCGATAAAGCAGCGGACTATCTGCAAGACTTCCCCACTAACGACGTGATTCGAAAAGAAATCATTGGCTTGGTGGACAAGCAATTTGCAAAAGGTGTTGCAAAATATGGAGCGGCCTTGTCAGAAAATCCTAAGAATTTGAGCGTTATTGACATGCTTGACTACTTGGCAGAGGAACTGGTTGACGCACTTCACTACAACCGGAAGCTCAAAGAAATGTTAATAACCACTAAAAATAACGGTATTGAGTTTTCACTGGAAGAGAAAGACTTTATCACTCGACTCGCAAAGAAGGTGGAGGCCAATGGGTCACGTTAAGCGACAAACATACAACAATGAGCTGATGACAGCCGTTGATTACAGCACTGTTACAGGTATAAAAAATGTAATCCGGCGACTGTTGTCTTTTGAGGGATTAGCAGAGCGCGGCGATACTGTCGCCGCCTCTGTTCTTGTCGATATAAAAAAAGCTATTGGTACTTATGGAGGTAGTCTACTGGAGATACTCACGCCAAAACAGCGGTATGTAATCGTCGAGGTTCTGGTCAACGATAAAGCTCAAGCTGACGTTGCAAATGACCTCGATATATCGCAGCAAGGCGTGAGTTATTTGTTGGGTGATGGTATCAAACGAATCATGAAATATCTAAATACCGGAAAAATCCCTTGGCGGCGGGTTACAGACGAGGAGAAGGCGTTCATCCTCGAAAACTATGGAAAAATGCCATTGTACAAAATCGCTCGACAGTTGCAACGCTCGGAACAAAACTGCCGGGAAATCTTCAAGAATCTACAAAAGGAGGGAGATGGGGATGGGGAAGAAAGGTCAGGAAAGGATTTTAGAGGAGGCGGCTGATGAGTTTCTTACGACCCATGACCCATTTTACCGAGATAAACGTCGGAATAAGGGGAGGCGAGTGTCTTACCCATACTTAACAAAACAACAACTTGATGAGGTCAGGAATCGGGAAATACCCTTCAGCAGTCTGGGGGATAATCAGGCGGCTCAATGCGCGTCACATAACTGTGATGTAAGTAATTATCGGGAGGCAAAAAACAATGAATGATGTTGAAAACGTATTAGTGGCAATTTTTTCAATTTTGGTCGTGGTAGTAGTTTGGGCTTTCGCGGTTGGTGTAATCGGTTTGGGAATATGGGCAATTTTCAATTATATACTTCCGATGTTTGGCCTAAAATTACTCTTAACTATTTGGCAGTGTATTGGAATCGGTTTAGCAATCATGTTTGTGAAACGGTTAATATTCAAATAACGTAAAGGACTGTTGCTGATGGATATTGCCAATGTACTGTTGAATGACGATGAAACGGCAAAGTTCATGCAAGACAAGGACGGATATGTCAGCGAATTGGTCAAAAACAATGTGAGTCTGTTTCCGGTCGAAAATCGACATATCGTCCTTAATTACATCGGCACTCCCATCGACATGTACCACAAGAAGGCTCTGGGCATGTATACAATACGGGGAGAAAAGCCACAGCGGGTATCAGGTGCAAAGATATGGGGTGTAAGCACTCACGGAAACGCTGGACAGTCGTTTGTAATCGATGACATCATCAATCCAGCAAGCAAGGTTCAATTGTTAGCCGTCACAGGTCACGCTGGAACTGGTAAAACGTTCATTTCAATGCTTGGGGCTTTAAACAGACCCGATACTCAACAGATAATATTCACTCGTGAGGTTCAGGAATGTGGTAAATCGCTGGGATTCCTACGGGGAGATATGGACGCAAAATTTAATCCATATATGCGTCCGCTCTGGGACAACCTCGAAGAGCTGGAATATTATTCTCATAAAAGGCTGGCAGAGCGGTTCCAGACAGTTCCAATGCAGTTTTTACGCGGAAGTACAGTGAGAAATACGGTCATCATTGTGGACGAAGCGCAAAACTGCATGGTTGAACAGTTAAAGATGGTAATCAGCAGGTGCGGTTCCGGTTCAATGGTAATCCTGCTCGGGTCATTCAATCAGATTGATACTCGGGGGAATACGAAGGAAAACAATGGACTTGCTAAAGTAATTAAGGCGTTCGCGGGTCAGGAATTATTCAGTCACATTCATCTTATAAATGATGAGCGGTCGGAACTGGCAAGGCTGGCAGATGAACTTCTATAAATAAAAACGGGGCGGGGGAAACCCGCTCCAAGTAAAATAAAGAGGTGACAAAGATGGAGGTTTTGCCTAAACAATTAAAAATAACGGTTTCTGATGGTGAAGTGTGGTTGCATTTTAAGCCATTAAAAACAAAAATGTCTGCTGGAATTTGTTTAAATAACTTAGCCAATGAAAAAGGAAATATTGTTGGAAACGCTATGAAAGCCGCTATTTCTGAAATCATTGAAGAAAATAAACAGAAATAAAGGAGAATATCAATGAAAAAAGAGCTGGTTCCATTGTTCCCACATTTGATTCCCGTCGAAGAGCGAACAGTTGATACTATTATCAGGGCTTTCGGTGAAAGGGTTGAGGATGTTAACGAGAGCATCCAGGAACGTATAGAGCAGTATATGAGGTATCTACAACAGGCTCGGCCTGATGACTGGTTCGAATGGGGATTACGCGGAGTTTCTCAAGTTGCGACTAAGGTTACGAAAGAACAGCGGTCAATTGCCTATCTTATCGGGATTTATAAGACATGGTTAACCTATGGATTCGGTACTTATCATTCTGCCGAGTTCGCAAAAGTGAAAGAGCTTTTTAAACAGAGATTTGGACTTGAGCCATCTGTTGAAGCAGCGGCAAAATTAAATCAACTTATAGGAGATTGGGGAATGGTTTTCACAGTAGCGGCTTTGATGAATATCCAGCCTCCTCCGATTCAGGACGTATCTCTTATAATTACAAACTCTTGCGAGCAGTACATGGAGAGTAATTACAAACCTATTGAGATTAGGGGGCAGGGAGTATAAAAACTCCCTGTTCTTTTCCAAAAAGTATTGCATTCTGGGGAATATTACTATATAATGATTGTGAGACAACTGTGAGACAATTGTCCCACAACTAACAAAGGAGTGGTTATTGATGGGCTTTGTAACTAATGCGGCGGTCGATGTTGGTTACGGGAGAACTAAGGGTAGACGGAAGGGCAGGGAGTGCGACCTCCGATCTGTTATCGGCGACTATAAACAGGTTCGGTTTTCGCTTGGAGAATCAACAGAACAACGGATTGCCTTGCAGTATAACGACAAAAAATACACTGTTGATGAGGCGGCAATTGCTCAATCAACTCCTCAAGCCACAATCGACGAAAAGCGGGCTTTTTCAGAGGAGGGGCTGGTTCTATTACTGGCGGCTCTGGTCAAGCTCACTGATGGCAATCCTGCCGAGAATGTCAACCTTGTGGTCGGTTTACCTGTCCTATATTACGATACATACAAAAACGATTACCTCAAGGCAATCAAAAAGATTCACGCGGTCGATATTTTGAAAATGGACAGTGACCTGTCAGTCCGCAAGTATTTCAGCGTTGAGAACGCGAAAGTATTGCCTCAACCTGTCGGCATTATCTTTGACTTGATTACTGACGATGATGGCAAGATGACTGACGAGCAGAAAAAGCTGGCTCAAGGGAATTTGGGGGCAATCTCAATCGGGTTCAATACTGTTGAGCTGGCTCGGGTGGACAACCTCGATTATAAAAATCGTCGCTCAACCTCTTTCCTTGAAATGGGTATGTTTACTGTGTTTCAAGAGCTGTCCGACGAAATCTTTAAGTATCACAAAGTTCGCGTTCAAGTCGAAAAGATGGAGCCAGTTTATCGGTCGGGGTATATCAAAAAAGAAGGAGAAATGATTGACATCTCGAAACTAAAGATGATAGCACTTGAAACAGTCGCGTCAAAGGTTTTGAGTTCCGTCAAGAGTTTCTGGCAGGATAGATGGGAACTTGACAAAATTGCAATAGCTGGCGGCGGTGCGATTGACTTGGCAGCATTCATTGCCCGTGACTTAGGGAAACAGGCTGTAATCGTTGAAAGACCGTTATTCTCGACGGTTGACGGGTTCTTTAAATATGCACAAAGGACTTGGAAATAATGGCATCATCAAAGCGTTACGGATTCAGGTTGAGATTCTCACGCGACAAGGACTTGATTGAATGGCTCGATACTTTGACTAAAGAGGACGAGTGTAGCGAATGGGTTCGGGACGCAATAAGAGAAAAATACGACAGAGAGCATGGACTGGCTCCGCAAGAGCCGACTCCAGTGTCAAGGCCGACTCGTCCTGTGAGTGTTCCGGTAACGCAAGAAGTCCAGCCTGTACCTATCATTCAAGAGGAAATTCATGAAAGACCAACAGTCCGGGAAGAGACTGCGGCGGCTGATGATGATATAGAGTCAAGGCTCGACAGGTTCGGAGATAATTTTTAAGGGAGGCGAAAAGCCTCTCTTTTTTTTGTTCAAAAGCACTTGTAATCACGAATATTATATGGTAATATTAAGATGTAAGGGAGATGATAAACGATGAAAATATTGACGAAACGGATTGATGAACGAGAGATTCTGCATAAATCTCTATTATCCGAACTGCATGACCCCGCAAAGGTTGACATTCTGCTGAACGATGTATTCGTCACAGAGCCGAAAGCAGTTGATATTACAATCACGCTCGACAACGGCAATTTATTTGTAAAATTCATCGACTGCAAGACCGGAGAGAAGTACAGACAAGCAACGGATTTACCAGTTCTTATCCGTCAGGAATACTGGAAATTGATTAATAAATACTTGTGGGACAGGAGTGAGAACGATGAGAACGATATACTTGAGCAAGAGCTTTAAGGGTTCGATTCTCGAAAAGACGATATTATCATTGAACAGCAAGGAACAGTTACAACGAGGTTTACAGTATCAAGAAATGGCAGTTCAGCATTGGAAAAAAGAGAATGATATTGAACAAACAAACTTCTTCCAGGACGCTGTAAACCTAACGAATAAAAGGCTCGCCAAATTTAAAGAGGGGTAATGGTAATGAATACTTACACTAAAGCAATTATGAGAGTTTGTTTCAAAAGATTAAAACGAGGGGCATCAAAGGAAAGTATTCTCGGGTATCTCCGGCATTTACGAATTGAAATATGGAAGAATTGTCCCGGCATCGTCACCTTTATTGAGACTTTAGAAGATAAATTCAATAAACTAAGTTTTATAAAGGCGCGGGAAAATTGAAAAAGAAAGGGTGTTGATAAATGCGAGAAATTGATTGAAAAAAAGAATTAAACCAATTCTCAAGAAAACTGACTAATTCATTGTTCAAGTAAAACTGGGGGATTCCGAATATAAGTTATCAATTTATCGCTGTATTGATGGGTTGTATTCAGTAGAATTTGGTGGGAGACTCGGAGATATTGATTCAGTTGCAAAATTACTTAGTAATATCGAAGTTTTAGACATAGAAGATTAAACAGGCGCGATAAAATTTAGAAAAGAGGAGAACTCAAGGTTCCTCCTCTTACTTATCGTATAAATAACAAAACACCAAAGGGATTTTGGCATGTAAATAGAATAATTAATTTATTAAATTTACGGAGGGAAAGACATGAAAAAAATAATTTTACTTACAACCTGTTTATTATTTTTAATATGTTCGTCTACCTTTGCGATGAAGGAATTAACTACCGATGAGGACATCCAAGCAGTAATTGACGAGGGGTTGAAATTATCTCAACCAAATGAAGGTTATAAAATGACTGTAGATATTGGGAAATATAAAGTTCGCTCATACTTATTAACACCGAGCATTCTTATTAAAAATAAGGCTTTAGACCAAAAGGTGAAAATGTATAATTACACTGTTCAAGACGCAAAGCAGGATTTTATCGATGGGAAAACGTTAAGGATTGATTTTGATATTGCAGCGCATTTTACAGGGTTTGGAAAAAGTCCAAATATCAACTTTGCTGAAATCTGTTCCTTTATGATTTTACAAGGAGATAAAGTAATTCGACCGAGTTCAATTGAGTCAAAATCAAATATACCAAGAATTGACTCAAGTATGTTCGGAGGTACTTGGTTAGTAGGAAGCACTGCAACATACTGGGATATGACCTCAATTGATTTAACGGCTCCGATTACCTTGCGGTGTGTAATAGAAACAAAATCAGCGGATATTAAATATAATTTACCAGATTTACAATAATCAGTTTAATAAACAAGCCGGAAAATAGAGAAAGAGAGGAGTCAACTCAAGATTCCTCTCTTTTTTGTTATATAGTGCATTGACAGGAGGGCTATCAATGATTGAACCATTACCAGACTTTACAGATTTAAGGACGATTTCAGAAAAGTTCAATGAGATGATTCCAATAATGAATGCACTTTATGACGCTGATTTTGATTTTGTTGAAATGTCCGATAGTGTTGATGTCGGTATTGATAAAATGAATCGGGCAATGATTTATTTCATTGCAGCGGGGGTTGAGAATGTTCAGTGTTTCAATCCAATGCAATCGATGGTTGAAATCATTCATATCATGAATATCGTTATTGATAATGTAAATTTTGAGACTGCAATACAGTGGGGTTGGCTATATGAGCGAAATTTAAAAGGGCGCGGGAAAATTTAAAAAAGAGGGAGGGTCTACTTAAGATTCTTCCTCTTTCTACTATATAGTGAAATGCAATTCAACAAAATAATAAAGGAGATGTATCAAACAATGTTTGGATTTGGGAAATCGAAAGAGAAAGAATTAAAGGTATCAGGCAGAGTCAAAATCACTATCGAGGACAATAAAGGCGAACATAGTCGAGTAGTTGAGGCTGATGAATTCATTCTTGCTTTTAGCCGCAAAACTGATGAAAAGAAAAAAGGTTTATCAGTCCAGGTGTGTTCCTCTCCCATAATGACAATGATTGTTGCAGAAAATCTTAAAGAAACAGCAATGAAACATATCCTCGAAAGTAAACAGGGACTTGATGGACTGTTAGCTAACATTCTCGGCGGGGAACATAATTGTGATGAATGTCCAGCTCGTGAAGAATGCCAAGCTGATAAAGCTGAAAGCTAAAAAATTTTAAAAGGCGCGGGGAATTTAAAGAAAAAAGGGGCTTTGGGTTTTTGCTCTGTTAGTGAATACAACTATATAGTAAATAATCATTATAGAGAATAACACAATAGAGTATAAAACAGAGAGTAAAAAACTAACGAAATAAATAACCCGTTCCCAGTTCCAAATCATGGACAGGCTGAAATATTGCCTGTCTTATTTCGTATTTCCTTAAAAAACTACTTGTATTTTACCAGTATATTTGACTTAACAAATAGGGGCATGAAACAACATAAAGGAAAGGTAGGTGAGATGGATATGGCTACCAAGAAAATCAAGAGGGAAACGGCTCGGATGGCAGAAGCGTTCGAGTATTATTACCTGTTAGGTGATGACAGAAGCACCTTAAAAGTGTCACAACAGTTTCATGTAAACCACAGGACTGTCCAGTATTGGGCAGATTCATTTGGCTGGCCTGAACGAGTCGCTCAACGTGACATCGAAATCGCTCAAGAATTGCAGCGCAAGACGCTCAAAGACATTGTCGATACGAAAGCGAACTATCGCAAGATTATCAAAATAGCTGTCAAAAACCTCGTGGACAACCTGACCGAGCAGGACGAAGAGGGCAATCCCAAAATCAAAGTGACCTCTATTGCAGACCTGGAAAAGCTCGTCAAGCTTGATATGCTGTTAATGGGCGAATACACGGAAGTTACAAAGACGAAAGCCGAGACTGTAAATCAAACTGCACTCTCACCTGCTGATAGAGCAGCACTCAAAGATGTTGTTGACGCAATCGTGAAAGATATTACTCTGTCAGTAAATTCTAAGGAGGACGACGAGAATGAGCAAGACGGGCAAGGAGTTCTTAACTGAAATCTCTGCGGCGGCTCAACGAGTGTGTGGGCGGTACGGATTGAGAGCATCAGTCTGTATCGCTCAAGCATTACTCGAAAGTGACTGGGGCGAACATGCTATTGCAACATATAACGTATTCGGTCGTAAGTGGGTCAAAACTGGCAATTATATTGAGTTGCCGACTAAAGAGTTTATTAACGGGAAATGGATTACTGTATCAGCCAAATTCCGCAAATATGACTCATACGACGAGGCATTAACAAGTTACTGTGAATTAATCAGTCATGCTCCGTATCAAGCCGTAAAACCGAATTATGCCAATTTAGAGGCATATGTGAGAGAGTTGGGCAAAATGTACGCGACCGACCCGAATTATGCAACGAAGATTTTGAACATTATAAAAATGAATAATCTTACACAATTTGATGTATAGTCATTCATTTTTTATGCATAAACTCAATTTTTTGCCTACTGGAAATATATAATGATATGTCGAGTTGATAAATCCGCAGGTAGATGACCTTTTGGGAAGAGTTGGGAGTTTACATAAGGTTCATTATACGACTCAATCTCTCTCCCTGCTGGAAATTCAGAACTGGTGCGGGTTAAAGGGCGAAAAATGGGGGTGAATTTTAAGGTGAAATCGGGAGCTTATTACATTGTATTTTATCTCATTTTGGTTCTGGTTGCAAGTATTATTGCAATCGCGGCAAAGCATCTGTTTGGGCTAAATCCCGGACAAGCGTGGTTTATCTGGGTAATCGCCTTACTCTGGTTACATGCTCATGAGGGGTGAGGTAAAATGCTATACTGCGCTAAATGCCGAAAAATGGTTGAGACAGCGACGTTATTCAAGGGTTCCATTACATACTGCAAGGAATGCGGTTCCTGGATTCAGCGACAGTACAACGCAGGGACGCTACTAAAAAATAAGAAAGCAAGGCAAATGTGATGGGAGAAATTCTTGATACAATCAGAGAGCTACTTTTCAACAGTCAGAGACGGGGTCGTTCTGCTGATTTCATCCTGCTCGGGAGTGACGACTGGCGGGAAGCTTGCCGGGAGGCCGAAGTATTAGGGATGAGGTCAAGAGGTGAGCAACTTTACCTGGAGGAATTCTTCGGGGTTAAGATTATCGTCGTTGATGAGTTCGAGAATTTCATTCAACTCGGTCATTTTCCGAGGTCAGAGCGAATAATGCCAAGACCTGAATTTCTTCGGTATGACAGGGAAGAACCGGTATATGATTACAGGCGGGCAGAAAGGGCAGAACAGCGACGTAATAACGTCCAGGTTAATGTTAACGCCGTCGATAGTTCATCGTTTAATCAGTCATTACAACAAGCGACAGAACGAATGAGAGAAGTATTGAGGCAAGCAGAGGCAGCGGCCTTGACAGGCTCGCTACCTAAAGAATCAAAAGAAGAGGTGTCGAAAGAATGAAATTTCATTTACATTGTTGGCATAATGTTGAAGGGTCAGAGCGTAAGGTTCCGGTTCCAGCTCGTTGTAAACTTAAAAATCCCGAGTTTATTCGGGAAGCAGCGGACGAGGGACGAACTCGAACAGGGGGCGGGAGCGTAAAGTATAAGTACGTTCTGGTCGAGGTAACTCAAAAGTGTTGCCTTTGTCCCAAAACTCGGGTTGTCAAATACCGGGAACTGGACGTTGAGAAAGCATTGGGGTTTACGGCAAAGGTATGACTCAGCCTGAAGATATTACCGACGAGTTGCTCCTGAATGTTCTGTTCGGGGGCTTATTTTAGGCAGGGACAGGCTCGACTCGAAAGGGTCGGGCTTTTCTATTACCTTGATAATTTCCTCCTGTTATAACTCAAGTTTGAGGGCTTGCTTGCTATATAGTGAGCATCACCTGACAGGAGGAATTGCAATGAAACTTGATAAGGACACATTAGATTTACTTGGGAGTTGCCGGGTCGAGGGAAATACTCTCTACTTACCGGACAGACAACTTGACCGGACGCTTTACACAAAGGTCAATAAATGCTTAGAGAGTATCGGCGGCAAGTGGGACAAGAAAGCAAAGGGGCATGTTTTTGACAGTGACCCGACTGAATTACTGAACGTTATTATCAATACTGGTGAAGTGGTGGACATAAAGAAGGAGTATCAGTTCTTTCCCACTCCTGCCGAAATAGCTCAAAAGATGATTGAGTGGGCAGATATTAGGCCGGACGACATTGTGCTTGAACCGTCAGCCGGTCAAGGAGCGATTGCGGACTTAATTCCGTACAAGGACAAGTTATTCCTTTGCGAGCTTAACGCTCAAAACGCGGCAGTATTGCGTGGAAAGGGTTATCAGGTTCATGAGGGCGACTTTTTACGCACAGAATTCTTGGACGTAACTAAGGTTGTTATGAATCCACCGTTTAGTAAGCAGCAGGACATTGACCACGTGCTTCACGCTTGAGGGATGTTGAAGGACGGGGGAACGCTGGTTGCCGTTATGTCCGAGGGTACATTCTTTCGGGAGAACAAAAAGGCAGTTCAATTCCGAGAGTTGCTCGAAGAATACGGCTATTCAGTATCTCTCGACAGCGGCGCGTTTAAGGAAAGCGGCACAATGGTAAATACCAGGGTTGTCGTAATGCATAAGTAATCTTGGCTCCGCTCTAACCGAACGGGGCTTTTATTTTAAGGGGGCGCGAATATGTGGGGCTTATTCAGTAAGCGGAAGGAGAAGGACATGACTTTTAGTGAGGCTTTAGAGTTATTACGGCGGGGCATGAGAGTACGGCGGGCGGGTTGGAATGGTAAAGGCATGTGGTTAGTTGCAATCCCCGGCAGTACGATTAAGGTCGAAGCGGGCAGACCGTTGGCAGCGGCTTTCCCTGTAGGGACAGAGGTTAAATACTTATCTCATATCGACATGTACACGGCTCAAGGGGAAATAGTTCCCTGGCTTGCTTCCCAAACTGACATCCTGGCCTTTGACTGGGAGGTTGTCAAAGATGTGTGATTTAGTTAAGCAGGTTGCATTAATGCGGCTTTGCCGAAGGTGTTGCAGAGCGAGTTGCATACACTACTACATTCTAAACCAATTCCCGATTCGCTGGCCTAACGAGGACGAGCGGAAAATCTGTCAGGACTTTCTGGTTGGGAGGGAAGATTAATGCAGGTTATTGATATACCTTTGAATCAAATCAAGCCGTATCCTAACAATCCGCGTAAAAACGCAAAAGCGGTTGATGTAGTGGCTCATTCTATCAGTGCATACGGGTTCAACAGCCCGATAGTGGTTGACAGGGATATGGTTATTATCAACGGTCATACTCGGTACTTGGCGGCTCAAAAGCTCGGGCTTGAAACGGTTCCGGTCGTAGTTGCGGCTGGGCTTTCTCCCGATAGGGTCAAGGCTTACCGGATTATGGACAACAGGTCAGCCAGTATCGCAGAGTGGGACAATGACAAGCTACTTCAGGAAATCGTTGAACTGCTGGACGCTGATACGTTCGACCTCAATGTCGAGTTCACAGGGTTCTCTCCAGACGACTTGAGCAAGGAACTGGGCTTGAAACTCGGCGAAGAGCCGAAAAAGAAAACTAAAAAGGGCGCGGAGAATGAAGTGGATGGCGAGATTGAGTTCGCTAACGAGTTACTCGAAGAACATCAGTACGTCGTCCTCTACTTTGATAATACACTGGACTGGCAAGTGGCAAAGGAAAAGCTCGGGTTGCATTCAGTAAGGCGTAACAATACGGACGCGGCTCGGGACAGGAAAGCGTTGGGCAGGGTAATTCCTGGTAAGGATGTAATCAATAGGCTCAAAGATTAAAGGAAACGCGTAAACATGGAGTTCTTTATTGCAGGGTTTTTTGTTCCTGGTGTTCTGTTCGGCTTTGACATTCGTAACGATGAGCGGGAAAAGACATTAAATATCTTTTTCGGTGTCATCGGACTTACTTTCGGGTGGGAAGTTGGTGAGTAATTTGTCGGTTACTTGTCAAAACTGTAAATTTTGGAATGGTGGTTGTGATGACCCCGAGGAATATGTTCATCGGGATACTGGTGAGTCTTGTTGTCGGTATCATCCAGACGCAATTCCTGAATCCGAGTATGAGGATGGTGGCGAGTAATGAAGGTCATTATTCCGTCATACAAACGACCTGACAGAGTATACGCGGCGACATACTTACCCGAGGCGTATATCTGTATTGCCGAGGATGAGTTCGAAGCGTACAAGGCAAATTACGGCTCTAACAGATTAATCGTAATGCCTCCCGGCGTTCAAGGTAATATTGCTCGGGTAAGAAACTGGATTTTGAACAATGTGGACAACGACGAAATCGTGATGATGGACGACGACGTTCGCTATCTTTCCAGAACAAACGAGCGGGAGTGTCATCCACTTGAAGCAAATCAGGCGATGGATTTTTTCGAGAACGGGTTCCTGATGGCAGAGGACATGGGCGTGTATCTCTGGGGCATGAATGTCACTCCAGACCGTATCATGTATTGTGAGTATACTCCCTTTTCGACACAGGCTCCGATTCTCGCGACAACTTGTTGCATTCGGCGCAATCCTCTCCGGTACGATGAGCGAATCCCGTTCAAAGAGGATTACGATTACTTTCTCCAGCATTTGAAGAAATACCGAAAGACGCTCCGGTTCAATATGTATCATTATCATCCAGACCATATTATCGGGTCGGGCGGGTGCATTACAAACCGGACGATGGACGCGGAGAAAGAACAGGCGATGATTCTGCAAAAGAAGTGGGGAAGTAATATCGTCAAGGTCGATTTCGGGCGGTCAATTAATCCGATTGTCAAAAGCCCACTCGCTGGAATCTGATTTCCAATTGCTGGAAAAAATTGCGTTCGGTCTGGAACTTAATGATTTTTTTGTAAATAAGGCGCGGCTAATACCCGCGTCTTTTAATTTTGCCTGAAAGGGGGTGACATCAATGGGTTACTGTACTGACATTAACGGGATACAAATGCATGATTCCTTTGTGAAAGAGCTTATTCTCGGCGATAACCTCGAAGTCGCGCATTATACGGTGAGTCGGTTCATTACAAAGCGTGACCTACAAGTGTTGCACAAGAAAATCATTCACAACGTATGTACGAACAAAAACTCAATGGACTTGGCTCCGCGTGGATTCGGTAAATCGACGGCTGGCGACGTTGACCACTGTATTACTTTGATTCTCCGTAATGCAAATATTCGTATCATGATTGGTTCCAAGACCCAGACACAGGCCGAGGCGTTCTTGAAAGAAATTCGCGCTCACTTTGAGATGAATGAGGACTTAATTCGTATCTTCGGCGACTTGAAAGGAACTCCCTGGAACGATACCGAGTTCACGGTCGGGACGCGGACAATCATCAAAAAAGAGGCGACGGTCACGGCACTCGGCGCGTCAGGCGCGGTTGTATCAAAGCATTTTGATGTAATCATGGCTGACGACTTGGTCGGGTTCGAAAATGCTCGTACCCAGTTGCAACGCGAGAAACTCAAAGAATGGTTCTTCAGCTCGCTGTATCCGACGCTTGAGCCGGACGGCGCAATTCACGTTCTCGGTACGCGGTATCATCCTCTGGACTTGTATCAGGGCATGATTGATTCTGGCACTTATGTGATTCAGATTCAAAAGGCTCTGAATAAGGCGGGCAAATCGCTCTGGGAAACCAAATTCACAACAAAGAAACTCATGCAAATCAAACGCGACACGCCTATTACAATCTGGAACATGCAATATCAGAATGATGTCGAGTTGGCAAAAGGTACTATTTTCAAAGCGTCTTACTTCCGGTATTACCAAGGATACGAAATCAACGAGGTCGGCGATGTCCTGGTTCGGGTCAAGAACGAAGAGACTGGCATGGAATCAACGGTTCCGGTTCATGTGTTCTTTGGGGCTGACTTAGCAATCAAGGAGAAAGAGTTGAGCGACTATTTCGTATTGATGGCAATCGGAGTCAGTCAGGACAACGACATATTTGTTCTGAAGTATATCAAAGAACGGTTATCATTCGATTCACAACAGGACGCAATCTGCAATATGGCAACATTGTTCCCGTTTGTTGGTCGTATCGGGATTGAAACGGTCGGCTATCAGTACGCACTTTACCAAATGCTCGAAAAGAACTCGACGTTGCCAGTATCCGAAATTAACACGTCAAAAGACAAGGTGGTTCGGGCGCAACGAAGGTCGGTTTTATTCGAGAACGGTAAGGTGCATTTCTTATCTGATATGCAAGACCTGGAGGAAAACCTCCTCCTGTTCCCTGATGACGAGCATGATGACCTATTTGATGGTTTGGATTTTGCAATAACGGCAAGTGAAGAGAGTCACGCAAATGTCCTCGATTACATGGCTCAAGAGTACGCAAAGGCTCAAGCTGATGAATTTCGGCAAGCAGAGGCGGCTCGGAAAGCTCACTTAAATTAAAAGGAGGCAAGTACGATGGCTGAAAAACGTACAAGTATCGCTAATTTAGCGGAAATGTTCACGAATTTTTATTTCAAACAAAAGGATTCTTATGACGCTCCGGCGAGTTCGAGCAGCGGGGTTCACAACGCTGGTCAACCACTCGTTCCGCGTGAGCAAGGCATTGATGTCTCTCCGTTTCAGTATCAGTTTCAAACTGGGGTCAACTTAATCACTGCGCCGCGAGGCGAGCAGACTGAATTGACTCCTTTTCAAACACTCCGAAAGCTTGCCGACAACTGTGACTTGGTTCGGCTGGCGATTGAGATGAGGAAAGAACAATTGTCTGGTATGGAGTGGGATATTGTTTCCGCTGAAAAGGATGACAAAAACGACTATTCTACGGACATTGCAAAAGTAAAAGCATTCTTTAATAAACCGGACGGTGTCAATAATTTTTACGACTGGCTCGGCATGATTCTGGAAGAGGTGCTGGTCACTGACTCGTTGTCACTTTATAAGCGTAAAAACCGAGGTGGTGGGTTCTTTGGGCTTGAGGTTATTGATGGTACAACTATCAAACCGTTACGGGATGCATGGGGTCGTACCCCGTTGCCTCCGTTAGCCGCGTATCAACAAATCATTTATGGGTATCCGCAAAGCGAATACACGATTGAAGAGCTGTTATACAAACCTAAAAACAGGAGGGTATGGACTCCTTACGGGTTTTCTCCAGTGGAGTACATTATCATGACGATTAATATCGCGTTACGAAAGCAACAGTTTACTCTTGGGTTCTATACCGAGGGCAACTTGCCTGACGGCGGTATGTTCGGCGTTCCTGAACAATGGACTCCTGCTCAAATCAAACAGTTTCAGGAGTGGTGGGACGCAATGATGGCGGGGAATTTCAAAAACCGTCAGAGAATGCGGTTTGTTCCCGGTAAAGGCGGTTACATTCCGACCAAATCATTCGAATTTCAACAGGAATTTGAAGAATGGATGGCGCGGGTTGTTTGTACTGCGTTCCAAATCAATTCACAACCGTTCTTAAAATTCACGAACAGGGCGACGGCTCAAGTTCAGGATGACCAACAGACTGACCTCGGGTTGAATCCCTTATGCATTTATCTCGGCAGTATTCTGACAGAGGTCGTACAGGCCAAAGATGGCTTGAATATGCCTCACTTGAAATTCAAGTGGATGACTGAAAAGAAAGCTGACGAGCAAGTTATCATTGACAGAAACGTCAAGTACGTTCAGGCCGGTATTCTCGGTATCGATGAAGTACGGATAGAACTCGGTCGTGACCCACTTATCAGCGGCGGCGTTCCTCCGTATCTACTCGTTGGAGGTCAGCCTATGTTTTTGACTCCCGAAATAATTCAAAAAATGCTCGCCGAGGAGAACTTCCAGACTCCGACTGAAAAGCAAGAAACGGCGATGCAAATCGCTCAATCCGGCGTAATGGAGTCTAAAGGCGGCAAAGACAGCACTTTCAAGCCGAAGATGGGGGCGGTGGGCAATGACGCGATTGATGAGGAGGAGGATACTCCTACAAAGGCCAAGGCTGGTAATCGTACTAAGAAAGCACCGACCGACGCTGAAAAAGCGGTTATCGCGGAACTCAAACGCTGGGAAAAGTTCGCTGTAAATCGGCTTGGCAAGGTCGGGCGTGACTTCGAAACTGAATTGATTCCCGAGCTACTGGTTAAGAGAATCAAACAAGACCTCGCCGATGCTCGTACTGCGGACGAAGTAAGGATGGTTTTCAAGAGCGGGACGAACAAAATGCTCCGTGAAAACTGGCTCAAGGTTCAGGAGGACGCGGCTGAACTAAAAAAAGATTAGCCAAAGAGTTCGAGAAAGTGGGTCAGGACTTTTTGGCATGGTGGGAGAGGTTTGAGCAAGACCCACAAGCCGCACTCGACGAGCTTGATAAATATCACTTTGTCGGGGCGACATTCAACAATACGATGGCTCAATTCGTTGCAACTGTTTACGAGATGGGCTGGGAGGACGGATCAAAAACGCTGTCTTTTTTATTGAATGAGCAAGGACAGGTCGAAATTGAGTTCTCCAGTGTCAAGGCTTACCGCTGGGCGCAAGACTGGGCGGCAAAGATGGTGAAGCAGATTAATGAGTCCACTCGGGACATGCTCCGCGAGACTATCCAGTCCTCGGTTAATAACGAAGAGCCGTGGCAGGTTCTCAAGCAGAAGCTCATGGATGGTCATTACGCATTTTCAGAACGGCGCTGTGAGACAATCGCTCGGACAGAGAGCGGCATGGCCTATAATATCGGGGCGGTTGACTGTTGGAAAGAAAGCGAACTGGTTGATTCTGTTCTCGTAATCGACGGTGATTATGACCCCGAATGCGAAGCCGTCAACGGTCAAACCTGGACGTTCGACGAGGCAATATTTAATCCGCTTGAACATCCAAACTGTGTGCGTGAGTTCTTCCCAAATCTGAAAGGAGTGGGTTCAAAATGAAGAAAGTTGAAGTAATCAGGGAGGGTAAAGATATTCAGGACGCGGTTGAGCTTGTGAAAGTGGCAAAGCCTGAAAACCTCCTCGAAAAGTATAATCCGTATCACGACCAAAAAGGTCGGTTTTCACAAGGCGGCGGGGCACATACGGTCGTCCCGCAAGGCGGTGTCGGGAGGTTCTCTACTGCTCTGGCATTACAGGCTCATGGTCATGCAAATGCTGGATACCAAACTCCGTTTGACACTCAAGAAGTGGTTCGGGAGCGGGTTGAATTACAGGGCATGTTAGCGACGCACCAGTCAACTCATGAAATCAATACTCCTCAACGAGACGCGTTACGGCAAAAAGCGGAGGATAAACTATACGAATTATCTGGTCAAGAAAAATATTCGGGCGGGCAAGTCCTCCAGAACAAGCAAGCGTTCATTGTAATTGGCCCTCCTGCGGCTGGCAAATCCTCGTCAATGGCAGAGCCGCTTTCTCGCCAGCATAACGCGAGATTGATTGATTCTGATGACGCGAAAAAATTACTCCCTGAATATAAGGGCGGCAAGGGCGCGGGGGTAGTTCATGAAGAATCTTCAATAATTGCTCACAAAGTACGTGACCGAGCAATCAATAACGGCGACAACATCGTTCTCCCGATTGTTGGTAAAACAGAGGGAAGTATCACGGGGATTCGTGACAGCCTGAAGTCAAAGGGGTATGATGTTCACTTGGTTCTGGTCGATGTCAATAAACAAGAGGCCACAAAACGAGCAATTGATAGATGGAAACATACTGGTCGATTCGTTGACCCGAATTATGTGTATAATGGAGTGGGTGACAGACCGTCAAAGAACTATGACAAATTAAAATATCAATTTACGTCATACTCCAAGTATAACAACAACGTGCCAAAAGGCACAAACCCGATTCTGGTTGACTCCGGTACTGGAAAATTGTAACAAAATTTGACTCCTTACTGAATATTATGATATAATATAGGTGAGGAGAGCAACAAAATTGGTAAGGGAGTAAAATAAGGGGTGAGGAAAATGTCATTCGATATTCTGGACGATTTAACTCCCGAAGAACGGGAGGAATTGGGGCATACTTTGGGTGTTGACCCAATTTTGTTACAATCCAAGATTCCGACTGGGCGTGAGCTTGACTGGTGGAATACATCGGATGCTCGGGACGAGGCTCGGCTCATTCTTAGCTTAAAAAAGTAAAAGACTTAAAATCAAATCCCGTCCATTACTGGGCGGGGTTTCTTTTTTCTTCTGTATCCAATTTGAGCATTTTATCAAGAGCATATTTATTTAGAATTGATTGAGCCTCTTCTGACGGCTCATTTTGTAAGTTTACAATGTATCTTGTTTTATTCTTCATTGTTTTATTCCTTTCATGCAAGATAAACATTGTATAATGCACACAGCTCAATCCTTGAGTTCAATTTGAAAAAATTTATCGGTGATGTTATACTTATTTAATAACATGCCAACTTGGAGGGAAACGTTATGGAACTCATGGTCAGAATCCGTCATGTCGCGATTTATTTGAGGAAATCTCGGGATGATGGTGAGTACGAGGACGCACTTGCTAAACATCGGGAAACTCTTGTAAATTACGCCAATAAAAATAATTGGACGTATGAAATTTATGAGGAGATTGCCTCGGGGGAAAAGATAGAATTTAGGCCGAAGATGCAGGAGTTACTGAAACATATCGCCAGCGGGTTATATGACGGGGTTCTGGTAGTTGATATTGACAGACTCGGGCGTGGTGATTTCGAGGAATGGGGCAGAATTATTAAAGTATTTTTACTCTCTGATACTCTTATCATTACTCCTCAAAGGGTTTATGACCCGTCAGAGGAATCTGATGAAATCTCCCTGGACTTACAGTCGTTCTTTGCCAAATTTGAGTATAAAAAGATTAAAAAACGTCTGTACGGCGGCAAGGTATCCGGGGCAAAAAAGGGCATGTGGACGAATGGAAAACCTCCGTTTCCCTATAAATATCTCCGAGATACAAAAGAGGTTATCGTCGATGAAAGTAAACGTCCGGTTTATATACTGATTAAAGAAATGTTTCTGGAAAAGGATATGGGACTTGTCCCGATTGCTCGCTGGCTTAACCAAAATCGAATTAAACTACCGTCAGGTAAAACTCCCGTCGAAGATGGTCGTTCTTGCGGGTGGGAAAGTACAACAGTTCACAGATTATTAATTCATCCGTTCCATATGGGTTATGTAGTCTTGGGAAAAAGTAAAGGTAGCGGGCATAAAAAGAAAGGCGGTAAAGTAATTAAACAACCAAAAGAATCCTGGACGGTCGGAAAGGGTAATCATGAAATATTAAAAACAGAGGAAGAACATCAAAGGATACTGGCAAAATTAGCCGAAAATAATAAAATGCCGTCTCGTACTAAACAAGCTGTCAATCCTGTTTCCGGCTTACTTTATTGCAAAAAGTGCGGTTGTAAAATGCAGTTCCGGCAAAAAACTCTCAAAGATGGTAAGAGACATTTTTATACAGTTTGCGTTCATGAGTATCCTGACGGGACTCAATGTGAACAGGTTGGCACTAAGCTCGATGATGACTTTTTCGAGGCTTTATATGTCAAAATCATCAAGTTAAATACCAAAAAGATGTTATCAGAGCGTGATAAAAGTGACGCTCAAAATAAACTTCGAGCGTTACTTGAGACTGCAAAGTACGACCTGGACAGGACAAATAAGGCTTTAAAAAATTTATACGAAGCGTTTGAAATGGGGGATATTCCAAGGGTAGATTTTGTGGAAAGACGGGCAATTCGTGACAAGGAGAAAAATGAACTTGCCGCTAAAATTGCAGAGTTAGAGGTACAAATCGCCGTTACTTCAACGGGCATTACCGAAGAGCAACTTCTCCAATTAATTCAAAAATTCAAAGACAGTTGGTGGTCGCTTGAAACGAATCAAGAGAAAAATCAACTTCTTCTTCAAATAGTTGATAAAATTATTTACAATAAATGGATAGACGGGACTGTTGCCTTAGATGTCATTTTTAAGTAA